AACTCACGGATACCCATTTCACCAGTCAGTGCCATGAACTTACGCTCGTTTGTACCAAGAATGTTATAACACAGGTCGAAGAGATAATCCTCGAGCAACTCAGCTGTAAGAGTTGTGTAATAACGAACGTTTGCTGGGCTAATCTGCTCAAACAGACCTGCAGAGATTGCAACGGGACGACCGTTAGTACCCTTCAAGTTGTATGTACCATCAGCGTTACGGTTTGATTTAGCAAAGAGCAGCTGATACTCTTCACGCTTTTTCCACTCACGGAGAGCCTTCCAATACTGGTAGTCTGACCACAAGTAGCTCTTCTTACCTGTTTCGGGATCAGTAAGAGCAATAGCAAGTACTGTAGAATAAGCATCACCAGTGATATCGTAAGTAAGACGCATTGTCATGAGGTTATTGCGCATCTTAAATGGAGTCTGATAGTTGATGATATCTGCCTCATCACTGTACTCCTCGTATGCAGAACCGATACGGCTTACCTGACGACCAGGGAGAAGGAACTCACCAGGAATATAAGAACCAGAGAAACCATCTGCTACATAGCACTCATATACCCAAGTAGAACCATCTTGGTAAGGCATACCATTGATGCGAACCTGGAAGTTAATATCGTCGAATGAGAGGATTGCACCAGGACCAAACCAACGCTCTTCCAAACCGATATAAATAGGTGTGCCATTCATACCTGGAGTTACTGTAGAGTAGTTTGCGCTAGTGATTTCAGCGCCATCACACTTTGCCCAACGAATATTTACAGCGTGATCACCATCAATCTGTACTGACCATTCATACTCGCGGTTATCAATAATCATTGTTTTACCAAGACCACCAGTGATAAGATCGATTGCGGTAGAAACACCGTCGTCCTTTGTACCAAATACGAGAGACAGAAGACCTGCTACTTCGTGGGGCTTTGTAAGCAATGCGTTAGAAATCATGTTTTCATCTACCAGGTCGCTAAAACGTTTTCCGCGATAAAGCTGGAGATTATTAAGTAAACTGTTATTCATATATAATTTTGATTAATTTTGAATGTCAAAATAGTCCTGACGCAAGGTCTATAACTGACTTTTGTTTTTCATTGACATTATACGAACTGTGATTTTTAGTCGTATGTCTTAACATTTTTCTAAGTTTTTCTGCAGCGGATGTTTCACCAGTCTTTTTTGCATTAGAAACAAATTGATCAGCCTTCATTGTAAAGTAAGCCGACTCAATTAGATTTTTAGCAAGATTTTCATTAAAGTCTTTCTGATATTGTGTTTCTCCATTCTGGTCTACTTTGAATATATAGTCCAATAGAGATTTACGATCCTCCTTTGGAATCGGAATACCACGAATATTAGTAAGCTGGTTTATTGTTGACGTAACGTCATCAAAGAACTTACGAGAGTTCTCTTCTTGCTGTTTAGCAATCTGTTCTTGTTGTAAACGTTGCTGCTCTATTTCGTTTTCACGAATGTGTTTAAGGCGTTCTAATGCGTCTTCAGACTCCTCTACAAGCATATCAGCATCAAGATAACGATTAATTTTATTGTTAATCTGATCTTCAGTATAGCCGCTACGCTGTAGAAGCTCGCGAACTACTGCCTTTTGATTAGCTTCGTCATCCATGTCGAGGTTGTCGATAGAAATAGCCTGTTGCTATTTTTGATAAAAGTCTTCGAACTTACCGCCATTCTTAACGTATTCATCAAGCTGACGAACTCGATCGTCGCCATAGTCAGGAATTGAGTTTTGTTTTACTACTTCTTGTAGATAATAAGTAAGTTCGTCTACAGTAACTGGCTTTTCGTTGTCGTCAATTTCCGCCATATTCCAACCCATAGACTCGCCGATTGCGTCAAACAGAGTACTAACCTGATTAGCTTCAGTTATCTCTTCTTCTGAAACATCTTCGTGTTCCTCTGTATCGGTAGTGTCTTCTGTGTTGGGTGACGTATTGTTCATTCTATTTAATACGTCCTCTGGGATGTCACTATCGTCTGTAGAACCTACGGTGGTGTCATCATCATTTTTTTTGCTGTCCTCAGTACCTTCATTGGTAGCTGGCGCTTCTTCGTTCACTTTGTCCTCAATCGTGGGCATGTTCTGTTCAAGCTGTTCGTCGATATCAGTAACCTCTTCTGTTTCATCGGGGTTACCATATACACTATACAACTCATCAAACCCAGTTGGATTCTGTTCTTTTTTCTTTGCCATAATTATAATTATGCTATATTTGTATAAATACTATTTATTATTTATTTCGCAGTTTTATCTGCGTATTTTTTAAACTTCTTTAGCTTTTTGTGGGAATGCCCAGAATATACTTTCTGTTCATCTTCTTTATATATATCGAGATCTAATATATCAATTTTCATCTGTTTATTATTGCCATAAAATGTCCACCACCAGCTCTAGCTGTATTTTGAGCATCATAATCTTCTTGGTCTGCTGCTGTTATGGTTTTATTTTTTGTTCTCAGCGCTCTGTTATATGATCCATTATCAAGTTGAAAATATCGTACTGGTTTGTTTTTGTGGTTTTTCTGCATAATTTCAATTTCGTGCACTACGTGGTTAATAGATCCACGAACAATTCGCATTTCACTACCACATTGCAATAAACATCCTCCACCAGTAACATTTCCAAACCTATCTCCAGAAAGTTTACCTCGTTCTGTCATGGGCGTTAATGAAAACATTCCACGCTTACCTGGCAAAATCTTTCCGTTTGCGTCTTTATATGCTTCTCCAAAACCTTCAAACTGAACCTAATATCTTCCTGGGTTACTCGGGTCTTCTTTATAGATGTAATTTCCTTTCTTATCTCTTGGAATTTTTATAATATCGCTATAAAAAACCTGAGTCATTGTGTCTCCAGGACCAAATTTGCTTTTTGGGCCAATTTTAAATTTTCCAGTTTTGTCGTGGCCAATAAACCAATTTATATGTCCTTCGGTATCTTGTGCCGGAGTTTTTGTATTTTCAAATTTAGCAAATGGCCTATATGTTGTAATTGGGGCATTACTAGAATTTATTGTCGCTCTATCTCCTCTATTTCTAGACTACCATCGCATATTTTCGGTTATTGGAAAAGATTCTTGTATATAATATTTTCCACCTGTTCGGTCAATGGTTCGTATATCGTTTTTCCACCAAACAGTGTCGTTTCCATTTCTGGTTTGTTTTGCAAATTTCTCGTCATATACATCTAATTTAGGATGTGCTGGCTTTGTTGTATTTTTTGCTATTTTTGGAGCGGCCGTAGAATTTTTAAACGCGCGGTCTTGTCCGAAATGTTTTGCAATACCATTATATGCAGTTTGTAACAGTGTACCAGGTTTATCGATATTTTCCTTTACTGTATAGTATACATCTTGTGCTTTATCTTTTACTGGAGCAATCAAAGAGTCTGTTTTTTTCAATATTTTCTATCCAATCTCTTTTGAGCGTGTTGTTGCATATTTTAATGCAGAATCAAAAAATTCTTCAACTTTATTTTTAGACTGAGGCTATTTTACGCGAGATGCAGATTTTTGCTAAATAAACCGTTGTGGTTTTGTTGGAGAAGCGTTGTTTTTACTACGAGTTGAAGTAGCAGTATTCTAAATATTTACTTTAGGAATTTTGATATTTCGCGGAGTATATTTAGGAGCATCGTATTCTGTTATATTTTTAATCTCAGATTTCTTCTACGGCTTTGTATCAATACCCATAGCCGTTACATACGGCTGTAGTTTATCTTTAGCTTCCTAACTATTTATTTTAAATGGTTTATTTGGAGTTGCTTTTCTTGCGCCATATAGCTATCCATTGTCCCACCAATAATTATATGTTCTGTCGTGAGTATCTATTATCTTACTTTTCATTTTTTATTTTATGATATTAGATTTATAATATTTTGGAATATCAATACGTTTATATCCAAAAGGATGATTAAATAACTTATATGGCTGATATATATACGAACCAGGCATTTCTGCAGGAATTACGTTAGTATATCCATTCTTCATCGGTAAATCAATATGCTCACCAAATCCAACGTCGTTAAAGTCAAGGCTGTTTTTTATTGTACCACGATAGTGTCTTCCAGGAATCCAATTTAATCCATCACCAGGTAAGCTTAAATATCTTCGATCTACCTTTTTTTCATGAGTAACTGTAGTTCCTGTCCAAGGTTGACCTTTTGAAAATTGTTTTCTGCCGCCGTGTTCTGCACCGCTCTTAAAAATACCAAACCGACGACCACGTTGTGATGTAAACTTCTTTTTTCTCATTTTTTCAGCATATAATTGTGCTGCTTCATTTTCACTACTAGACCGCAACGGCATTCCAGATAAAATGTCATCTACTTCAATTCGATCTAATGTTCTGTACGCCTTGGTTTTGTCTTTTGGTATACGATAGAACCAATTGCCAACTCTAATAGAAGGCGCCTTTTCTACAGCATACTTTGCAAACTATTTTAGCCCTCCGGCTAACTCCATAGGAGTTGTAGTAACGCTTCCAGCAGGAATAAAACCAGCAACATTCATCAATACATTACCAGCAGTATTAAATCTATCAGCCCAAGCATTCATTTGATCTTTATAAGCCTTTCTATCACTAGCACGCTGTACTTCATCTTCTGTCATTTTTTGAATAGTTGGCTGTTGGATCTGCAATTTTGGAGTATAAATATTACCGAGTTCATCCTGATATGTCCACATCGCAGGGTCATCGCTTAAGGAGTTGTTTATGACACGCAGCGGTTGATCTTTATCATTTACATATTGCCCATCAGATGTTCTAAATACATTAGGAGCGTTCACCTTTGGAACGCCCCTTGAAAAATATTCATCAAATGTCATCTTTCTCCAGATACTTTATTTCTGAGAGCTGTACGAGACTTAAGCTTTTCTCTCTCCATAGCAGCATCGTCTTTCTGCTTTTGGAGCTGCAGCTCATGGTTCATACGTTGCTTTTCTAAGTCGATCTTTCTGTCTTCAATCTCTTTCTTATACTTAGCTTCAACTCTCTTTGTGAATTCATTAGAATCTATCTCTCTCTGTTTTATAGCAGCTTCATACATCTCTTGTGGATCTGGAACACCATTTTCGTTGATGTCTTTTTCTTCAGTACCACGATAAGTAGAAATCTCTGCTACAGCAATCTTCGTTGCGTTGTCTTGATCAATCTTATATCTATCAAGATCCATTCTAGCTTCTTCAAGCATAAGCTCTTGCTGTTTCTGTTCATTTTGCATTTGCTGAAGCTGTACAGCCTGTTCTTGCTCTGCTTGTTGCTGTTGCTGTTGCAACTGTTCTTGACGCTGTTGCATCTCTTTAAGTTTCTGCTTAATGATGTTGAAGTTGTCGTTGGTAAGTATTTCTGCTGCCTCCAATAAGCTTGCTCCGTTCTGCATAGCTGGCTGAATAAGTTGTCTAAGCTTTTCTACATTCTCAATATCTTTAGACGTGTCTGTTACAAATACATCCATATCTTCATAGTAGAACTTATCTTGTATATCTATATAAGAACGTTCTCCATTATCGAATACGTATTGCAGTTTTTTCTTACCTGTTTGCTGCCACGCACCTTTTGCTGTGTTTAACAACATATTTAATACGTGACGCTTACACTGATTGTGCACCCAGAACAACGGTTCTGTAATGTGCGAAGATTGTACAACAGAACGCTCAACGTTACCAACAAGCTCATTAGAGCTTACTGCTCCCATACGTTGTTCTGTAATACCGCTTATTGTTCCAGCAAGCTGTTCTATCTTATCCATGAGTTGAATATATTCAGATATTACATTACTCATGGTAAGGTCTAATGCTGTAATTTGATTAAATTGTGCTGGTTTACCACCTTCTCTACCTGGTACATTCCATCCGTCGTCGTATGGGTTTATAAAGTTTACACCTACACTAGAAAGGTAGTGCATCCATCTGTCTGGAGAGATATTCATAGACTTTGGAATCTGTGTAATATCCATATTTATCACTTTACCTTTATCTCTAGCAATGGCCAATTCAAGTCTGTACCACAATACAATATACATATACTGCAACGGTTTAAGGATGCTTACAAGAGAACGCGGTTTACTATTAGTGTTACTGTATACACAACCACAATATGGAAGCTTTTGGCTGTTTGGGTTATCTATACTTACAGATTGATATTCTATTGGCTGTATACCAAAGTATAAATCAGAGCCTGCTCGATATCCTTCCCACACTTCAACAATCCAATCGGTTTCTATAGATAACTCTGTTCCAACTTTTTTATAGAACTCGTCACATATAGTAACTTGTGGTTGTCCGTTTTCATCTTGGGTTGTTACATATTGTATTTTCTTAAAAGACTTCCAACAAACATGCCATACGTTTACACAGTATCTACTCTTTTGTTCGAGTACTGGATTATCATATATGTGCATTGTTATCTTATTAAAATCATCAACCGGTCCGTGTTGTGCCATATCGCCAACAGGAACACCGGTAAGCATTTCGTTTAACTTATTTAAGTCTTTCTCTTCAAGCTTATCGTAATATCTATCGTATATCTCCGAAACAGGTAGACGCATTTTTCTGCAGCACCAAGACCCATCCTCTATAAACTCCAAATCCGGGCTTCTGTCGTAAGAGAAGTATAATGGGTTTACACGTTCCATATAAGGTTCATTGTTCTAAACACCAACATAATATACTTCAACTCCGGCAATAAGTCCGTCTTTCCACCCTTTAATGAATTCATTATCGAGCATCAGTTTTTCTCTTAGATATGCTATTGTATGATATGCGGTGTTTTCAATGACATCCTTATAATCACGTTGCATATATTTTGCAATTTGTTCGGGTGGCATTATTTCACCGTTTTCTAGTTTTTGCTAGAATTCTGCTCTTTCTTCTTCTCCCAATCTGGCAGTAATAGAAGCCATCATATACTGCATGAGCATTTCCTTTTCTTGATCCATAAGTTCAGAAGTAGCTTCTTGTGATGTACGAACTACTCTGAAGTTCATTGGACGTTTTGTTTCTTCTCCAATGAGGAGGTCGACCTTAGGTCTTATTATATTAAAATCCTAAGGTGTTGCTGGAAAACCATCTTCTACTTTAAACGGATTCGTAATGCGTTTAAAGTCCTTTTCATCAAATATACTGTTGTATAAATTATAGTATGTTTGTAGTTCTCCATTATCTGTTTTTTGCATTCCGCCAGACACAACGTTTCCTTCGCCAATGATGTAGTTTACACAGGCCTGTTGCCATTGTTCGTCTTTCTTTGATAGTGGGAGTTTCTATTGCGGAAATGTTGCATTATATAAATTATCTTCTACTCTAACCATTATTAAAAGCTAAATAAAGGCTGATCATTTTCTGTAGCGTCTGTAGCAAACCATTGCTTCCCAAACAACGGCATAGAAAATAATTCAACCTATTTGTTCTCTTCTTTTGCAGCTCGGACTTTAACTTGGTAAAGCTCTTCTCTATAAAGCATTACCATACATAGAGCAATTACACGGTCTACGTTTCGCACACCATCGTTTTCGATAAGCTCTTCTAGTAAAGCCTCGCTGTATATTCTCTCTATATTTGGGTGGCCTTCTTCATATTCGTCCATTAACCACTCTAATATAAGGCCTTCTCCATATGCACGTATAGAATTTGTCATATGGCAACCTTTTCTTCGTTGGACCTTACTGTCTTTAAATATTTCTGATATAACCTTATCCGGCTAATCAGCAAGTAAGTAATCGCAATGTTTGTTTGTAAAGTACGGGTATATACCTTTACGTTCATTCTCAAACAATAATCGAGCATTATAGAATATCAATAGTTTTCTAACATTCTCATAATACTCTTCTGCTGTAGCAGGACGTCCTGTATATTCTGCTACTATAACATCGTTCCAAGCTTCTCCTGCTCGAACACGTTTAAATATAAACGTTGACCCTAACGAGTTTGTAAAAGACTCGTCGTGGTCGTAAGGGTCACATCCACCTATATATAATCCAAAAGGAGGATCGTTTATTGGATATTCCCATATAACAATAGATCCTTCTGGTTTATCATCTTTCTTTAGGTGATATGTTGTTATATCCCCAGACTTTTTCTCTGTTGCTTTTACTCCACCATTTCCATCCCAACTAAGATCTACAATATGTTTCATACTCTAAATCTTTTTGTTGGTTCTTATTTTAGTAAGTTGGTCCATCAAAAGTTTTCTTGGAAATATGTTTTTTCCTAATTCAAGTACGGCCTCTTGTGGTTTTAACGGACGTTCGGATATAAATCTATCTATAGATGATTGTGAAGCTCCTCCGTCTTTTACTATGTTTCGTTGTTTGATGAGTTCTTCCATAGCCAGTTCTTTTAGGCTATTTCCGTCTTTATCCATGTACTTTGGATTTCCGTTCTCATCATTTCCTTCCATGTTGCTCCACGAAGGTACAAAGAATCCACATTTAGTATTGTCTCTTCCGTCATCCCAAATGTTATCAAACGAAAGGACGTTGAATGCTTCTGGATTATAAAATATGTTTTTCAATCCATCGAACGAACCGCCTTCTGTACCACCAGTACCAAAAAGACACATAAGACCGAAAGCCTCTCCATCGTCTGTTTCTACGGCTGGTTGTTCTACTCGCCATGCTGTTTCTAGGTTGGGGAATTTACCACCCTCCTCGAACAACACTAGCTTTCCACGAGTACCACGTAAACGTTCTGGGTCGTTTTTCAACGTTATTCCTGTTATGCTAGATTGATATCCTTGCTCAGTCTGTTTACCAAATTCATCAGTAACTTTATAACCAGATACTCGTTCCATACGAGTACTTGTTAATCTTTGTTTAGACCATGCTGTATGTTTATCAACGAAATCCATGATCTACCATGCCTTTGTCAAAAGACCATCTCCAACTAAAAACTTTTGTTCTGACGCCACGGCAAAGTTTTTAGAACCTTTTATAAGTTCGTAGTTCCTTACAAGCATAGATGCACCTTTAAAACTATATCCACGCTGTCTACACTTAAGTGTGGCCATGTGTTTTCCTTGCAACTCTGCTTCTTCTATGGCGTTAAAATAATAGTAATCATAGTCCCAAAATCTAGGAAAGCCTAATATACGCTCTCTCCTAGTTCGTTTATTACCAAACTTATCTGTATACTCAACCTGGTCCAATTTCATAATAGGACTATAATTTAAATAAAAATAGTGATAACCGGTTATAGTATCTCCGTCTGGAGCAACATATCCGTTTAAACATCTATTTGTTTCTTGCTCCCAAAATTTAATATAATCAGTAGTACCTCTGGGAGCTAATGTATAACACCCGTGCTCTTGAAAGAATATTGCACTTTGTCTAAATTTGTCGGTGTTATAAATCTTTTTATTAAAGTCTACCATATTACATATTATATATATAGTTTATTCTATTCATCCACCCGTTGAGCCATTTCTTTTGTGTTGGCTTAGCCTTCACGATAGATTCAAAGTGTGTTTTCCTAGCCTAATATACTTTATCTAATAACTGTTTAGGTTCTTGTTTATTTACTGCTTGTATTGTTTTTGGTCCAACAATACCATCTGCAGTAAGACCGAGTAGTTTTTGTACTCTTTTAATTCCTATTCCTTGACCAGATGTCCATACCCAATCAACCAACATGTTAGCTACATGCTAATCCTGTATTAAATCTGCTTTCCATTTAGACCAATACATAGTATGAACAATATCTCGCCATTCTTTATATGGTAGATTTTTTAAATCTGTAATAGACGGAGTTCGTCTGCCTTTATATTTACAATAAGTTCTGTAGGTGCCAATAGTCACTCCAACCATTGTAGCTCCTCCAGAATCATGTGGATCGTTTGAAAAGCCAACCTTCTTTGCTCGCAGATAAGCATTTTCTAACGACTCTCCTTTTTTTACGGTAGTACTAGCTTCCCACCTAAACAAAATTGGTATAAAATTATCTACTGTAGCCATTATTCATATAAACCAATAATTCCTCCACCTTTAATACGTCCAGATTCAAGCTGTTCTGCTTTAGCTTGTTTCATGGCTATATCAAGAGACTTTACTATATTTCCTACGTCTTTCAATATCCTAGTAACCTTTATAGCAGTATCTATATCCATGTTACCCGCAGAATAATCATTTAATGCTGCTATAAGACCCTCTGCTGCAGTTTGTGATGCAGACAACAATCTTGTGCCAGGAGTTTCCTAAAACTCTACAAACCGCTTTTCTAAGTTTTTAACGGCTTCCGAGGGGATATAATGTTCGTCATTAAATACGTCCTTGGCTACAACTCGTGGCCGTTCTTCGATGGGGTAAGCTTCATACGGGGTATTCCACTTATGTAGCCAAATCACGTATTCTATTTCTTTTAATGCTGTAGAAGTATCCTTTGCAGCATTTATATGATCTTTGAAAGGAGGTATAGCCAAGTCTTCTGTACTCAACTTTATTTTATCTCCTTGTATGTCAAACATAATATTAAATAAATTCTGACCAATCTATTGGCGTATCAGTATGTTCCATATCAGACAACCAGCGATAAAAAACTTGTCCGTCATATCCATCTGGATCGTCTATTACATTCTTAATATACATACATAAGTGTTGCTCATCGTTTGGTACTGCTGTACCTAAGAAATCAGCTTTACACATATTCGCCACATAAATGTAATCACATAACTTATTATACTCAAGTTTTATATTTGTATTCTTGAGCATCTATTCTATTTCTTGTTTAGTAAACGGGGTTATTTTTCCGCTTTCATTCTCCATCATATTTACCGCATAATCACAAAGACTTTTGGTAAAATGTGGACCATACAAGCTATAGTATTTTTTAAAGCTCCTTGTTGTTGTCATTTATACCTTGTTTTGTTAGCATGGATTCAAGTCTAGTAAGCACGCCTTCTATACTATTTACTTTCTTAGTAAGACTGCCTATAACTTCATCTCTTTCTTGTTCTCGAGCGTACACAGGATTTAAATCTTTTAGTATACGTTCGCAAGAGTTTATTATTTCTTTGTGTTTATCTATACTATTTACTATATTTGTACTATTCTACAATATAGCATCTACTTCTTGTATCATTCCTTCTTTAGACTCTGTTATGACATAATCTCCATAAGAATGTACTGTGCTGTTGCTTGGTACACCTACGAACTCTTGTTTTTCATCTCCAATTTTTACAGAGATATCTACAACAGTCTGCATGTTTGTACCAAAACTTACAGCGGGGTTAAATGTTTTATACATTTGATGCGGTGCAGAGACACTCTCTACAAACCCCTAATTTACTTTTATCTTTTCGCTTTTATCAAGCACATATATGACTGCGCCCTGTCTTAGCCCTGAAAACATAATTTAATGTTTTATCAGTGTAGAAACGTGAGGGTAATTCCCTCACGCTCCAAACACCTTAGTTAAACAAATCTACCTACTCGACGTTTACGAGGCATATTAGATCGTCTACGAGGTTCTTCATTCTCCTCATAGTATCTCATATCTCGTTTCTGAGAATGTCGTCTTCCTACTTCATTTCTTCGTTCAGAAGAGTTTACATTATCATCGTCATCATATAAATCGTCGTCTAAATCGTTATCATAATCTTCAAGATCACTATACTCGTCTTCTTTACCGTATTCCAGGCATTGGCGTATAGTTTTCTCTAAGTCGTAGATAACGCGTTTCTTTTCGTGACACATTTCTTTGAGCTCGTCTATGAGATCAAAGGCTTTTTCATAAGCAATGTTTTTCATATAAATCACCATCATAATTATAATACTTATATTACTCAATAACCTGCATTGTACTACCAGATTTATCGTAGTAGGCTAAATATATACCTACTGGAGAAACCTGTTCTACTGTTGCATCTGCACCGCCTATTCTAGTAACTGGTTGTAACACCGAATTAGAAGATAACGCTACTGGAAGTGTAGCAGTTGTACCAGAAGGTACGGCCTGCTTTATTCTAAGCAGTACTAAACCCTTATCGTTTAAAGATCTAAACGCTTTATTAGGTATAGTATATACTACATCTTGTGCAGTTACGGTTACTTGAGAAGTTTCTATCATAGGAATTCCATTTCTATTACAGAAATTGAAAGGGTAAATAGTACTTCCATACATAAGTACCTCCTTTCTTATTAATTCCAAAAGCTGTTTCCAGCTACATTATTATATCCGTATACAGCGTTGTAACCATACAAAGATGGAGTAGTATTTACTGCCTGAATGTTTGGCCACTGTACAGGAATTGTATTTGGCTGAGAAGCTTTAATTGATGTTAACTGATTCTATATGTCTGTGAATTTCTCGTTAAGATATACAGTCTGCTCAATGTTGTTCTGGTTAGAACGAAGCAGAGCATTATCTGCAGCAAGAGAATCAATCTTATTCTGCATTTCACGTTTTTCAAGATCGCAGAAATGCTGATTTATCATAACGCTTTGCGCTGCAATTGCTTCCGTGATATCACGAGTGTTTCGCTCCGACTGAGTTGATAGAGCATTTGTTTGCTGACAGGTTGACAGCTGGTTTGCTGACTGAATAGCCGCCATTTGTGATTGAAGCGTATTCGTCTGATTGGCAATCGCTAAACGATTTTCGCAACAGCACTGACAAATCTGACTAGACAGAGATGCATTGCCACTTTGAATGGCGTTTTGAATTTGCAATCCACTCATACCAATCTGAGAACCTACCTGGTTTATAGCTGTATTGATTGCATTAATACCATTTTGTACAGAAGATATACTTGTGTTAAGCATATTAGAAAGACTTCCTATAGCATCTTTGTTTCCTTGGATTGCATTCATAAGAAGCTCTCTACCAGAGTTATTGTTTATCTGATTAGACAGATATTCGGTACCGTTGTTGTTACCCAAACCATTACCGTTATAGCCCCAAATAAGCCATAAGAACAATATCCATATCCATCCACCGTTACCAAATCCACCGTTATTGTTCATAGCCAATAAGAGGTTTGGATCGATAGAATTCGCATTTCCCATTTCAGGGAACATCATAATTTTTGAACTTTCCATAATGATTAATTTAGTTTTAGTTTAACGTATTTTTGACTAATTTAGCCATCGGCGCATTAAACGCGCCTCACCAAAATAACGAAAAATACGACACCTTGGTTGCACAAGATGCCGTATTTTTTATACGTTTTATTTAAAAATGTTAAAAATTCCATCTGAACCGGCGTAAATTTTATCTTCTAACCGTCGCGGATTGTGTAATTTTTAACGTTTTCATTACATGTATTCTTTAATAATCGTATTCAGCTTATTAACATCACTCAGTTGATCATACTCTGTTTTGGTATTTACGCTTGGTAATTCGCTCAATGGTTTGATCTTATCTGCAACAGACTACCAATTTTCATCTTGTTGATATGTAGTTACCGCAGCGTCCGGAACATATATATTCTATACATCACTATAAATAAATACCAAACTTTTCTTTTGTTCGTTATTCGCTTGATCATCTGACAAATTATTCGTATTCCTCCACTCTGGTGGAGTTTCATTATTTATTACTAAGTTTGTAATTTTACTGTTTGTAAATGTAGCAGGATATAATATCGATATATCTTTTAAATATAATAATCCACACGTAAACGAATTTTTAATTCTGTCTAGCGAAAAAAATGGAGTGTTATATGTATTGTTACCATAATAACCGCTTTCTACGCCTTTTGTTATTTTCGGCATATAACATTGGTTTACTGTAATATTAAACAGTTTTTGTACAGCTGTAGTAACGTTGCAAAAATTTAATACGTCTAATTTTGCTGCAGGGGCTTTTATTGCAACGTGGCCCAAATATGTAATGTTCTCTGGTACGAAATTAAGTTGCGTTAACTGCGAATTATCTATTCTTTCTATTCTAGTAACTGTTTCTGGGAGAGTTAGCTTTGTAATTGGAGTATTTCCAAAACAATTGTTGTACTCTGTTATTGTGCCAATATTTATAACGTTTTTAACGAGGGTGTTTTCAAATGCACCAGCTCCTAAACTAACTAAATTTGGTAAATTTATATCATTATTTATTTTAGTCGATTTAAATGCGGAATCTCCAATTTTTATGATTGTTTCTGGAAGGTTTACAGTAGCTAAGCTACTGCATTCAAAAAATGTATTGGATCCTATTATCGATATTGTATCTCCAAGGTTAGCCTCCGTAAGGTTCGGACATCTGTAAAACGTTCCCCAATTTGTTAAGTTTGTTCCGTTTAGGTTTTCTATTTTCTATATACCTGTTTCACGAAACGCAGCCTCTCCTAAGTCAGACGTAAGGTTTGGTAAAGATAGTGTGCCAGACAAATTAGAACACCACACAAACGCTTTAGTTTGTATTATTTTGGCGTTTGTAAGATATATACTTCTTAGATATGTACAGCCAAGAAATGCTTCGCGATTGATATTTTCATTATCAAACCATTCAAACTCGTCAAATGAAGTTATTGTTTTGTTGTTGAAAAACCATTTGTTTACATTTGTTCTTCTAGCGTCTGTTTTTGTAATACCTACGCCATTTCCTACACCGTTTTCTAATAACACTCGTTCTACCTCTTTATCAGCAAAACGAATATAATAGTTATTATCTGTAACATCGATGGTAAGATTTGGAAATTTGTTTCTCAGATAAGTAACAGAATCTTCATACGCAGCATTAACTCTAACATTACCCTCCAACTCGGCAGATTCTGCAATAGCCGGAGTCGTATCGTCACTCTTTGTCAAAGCGTAAAGTTTTTCTACTACAGAATCTTTTGTCTTTTCTTGTACGTTGTTTTGTACTATTTTTAGTTTTTTCATACCGTTGTTATTAATGTATCAAATAAGTTAAATCCATGATTGCTTGTAATGTCTACTTGTGTAAGACTTAACTCATCAATGTTTTCAGAACTTTCTATTGTAACTGTATCAAGTTTAAGTGGATTATTTAATTTTATAGCAACAGGACTTCCGAGCTGTAAATTAGCTATTTTACTATGTTCTGGTAAATCTATTCCTATATTAGTACCTCTTAAGTCTATATTAGAAATGTTTGTGTTTGTAATAGATAATGTTCCCACTGTATTTATACAACCATTCATAGAAAGTGTGTTCAGTTTAGTCATTACCGAAAAGTCAAGAGCTTCTCCAACACTTACACCATCGTCGTGCATAAAGTTCATTGTACATCCATCAAGTATAACAGAAGTTAAGTTTGGTGTATACTTAAATATACTATCTCCTTTGTTCGTACCAAGGCTACTCATGTCTTCATATCCAACAAAACTTAATTCGCCAGCCAATGAGATCAGGTGCGTTTTGTAGAAATCAAAGTAAGCTGATTCCAAATTAAAGTCTGTGGCGTACTTATTACTTACAGCATTAAACAACTGATTAGCAGCATTCTTTGACAAGATAGGTGTTGCATCATCCCATACAATAAGGTTGACATAATTGAATATTAAATCTTTACCTCCAATAGAAGTTCTAGCAATAAATCTATATGTAGTAGGATTTGATGTAATAGTAATAGCCTGTAGGTTCATTCCTCCGTTGGAAGCGTCTTTTGTATATGCCAACGGATCATCACCAGAAGGACCTATCGTATTGATTTGACTATCTCCTGCGCCAAGTTCTTCTCTAGTTAAAAATCCACTAGAAACAGTCTTGTCGCTATAGTTGTAATAGCTATACTCTATTTTGTTTATAGTTGCCGTATAATCGGTACTGCTTGGCTCAATATAGAATTCTGCTGGTGTTTTAGTAGTAATCACATACGCAGGAATAAGTTCGTTGTTATATTTAATATTATCTGCACCGAATACAGAAGCAAGTACATCTTCTGATGCAACAAACTGTCTAATATAAGTAGCATTTCCTGCCATGTTCATAGAGAATGACTCTGGGTATGTTACACCATGAATATTAATTCGAACTGTATTGGACATAAGCTTTCCAGCTGGTGTTGTGTACTGCGCTTTAACATTGACAAAATAATCTCCAAAAGTACCTTGTTTTGCAATAAGACGTACAACGCCATCTTCAGAATCGGTCTTTAATTCTACAAAGTTATTATTATATGGGACATTAGACTCTAAACTCCACTCGTACTCTGTAGTATCGTCTCCAAGGATAAACTTGGTAGCTACCAATGTAGCAACACCCGTTGCATTTGGAACAGCGTTTGGTTCATTTAATATAAGGTCACCGTTGTCTGCAACTTCTACACCACCTACCATTATCTGTACGTAGTTAGTATTTTGGTCAACTACAAGTCCGCTGGTTATTGCAGATTTATCAAATACAGAATCTCCAAACCAGTTTCTTAGGTTTGCAAGCTGTGCGGCTGATAATGGCGTTGGATCTGCTAACAATACGTAACCACGCAAATAGCTTCTATTGTTATCTCCTGCCTGGTTGTTTCCATAGTTCATATGTGCAATTCTGGCAAGATCGTTATAGAATATTTGGCCAGACCAATTTATATTCTCAGCTATAAATTGTTTACTTGATAAAGCGTTATATAGATCTTGTTCTGTATGCTCTGCAGGTAATGTCGCTTCTATTGAGCTTATCCAATCCAAGACAAACTGCTTAGAACAATCATTCTGTGCAGTACTTCCATAGAACTCTACTGTAGATATTGTACTTGGCACAGTAGATAATGTAAACGTTGCACTATTGGTAGCATCTTCGGACTGTCCAAAGTTTATATTTGCATCCCAAAATTGTAGATTAGTCCAGCTTGTATTAGTAGCCTTAAAGCTATTCATTGCTTTATTTGTCTTATTGGTGGTAGTAATACCAGGAAGCTCAAGTAAGTCGAATTTATTACCTGATGCTGCACTTTCAAACGCTGTAATACCAGTACCCATTGCTTTCAATATAGATACGTTCTTTCTATCTGAAGCACTAAGTATAGCATCTGCCGTAAGCATTGCATACTGTCCACGAACATTAAGTTCTTTAAGGTTCTCTAACGCTGCATTTCCAGTATTGGCGTTTACATCAGTAAGACGTAATTGTGTGCCAGATACTGTACCTTTACGTACTGTTTCAGATTCTTCAATAAACTTAGTACCAACATCTAATACTTTGATTGGTGCTCCCAACGTTTCATCATATGCTGCTGTAACATCTAATGCTGATATTTTATCCGCAAAGCAACTTACGTCAAGCTCTTCAATAAATGTTGCTCCATATATGTGTGTTGGGTCTTTTACAGAGAACGTTTCTTGTGATACATCAAATACTGCTGGTTTTTCTCTAGACGCTTCTTTTATACCAAGTGATACGGTACCGTCTCCTCTTGTAAACTTGAAGAAGGTATCTGCAGAAGGTTTAATGGTGACAAGATCTGTTCCAGCAGGATGTTTAATTTTATCAACACCTAAGTATACGCGGTGTGCATTAAAACTACCACATGACCACTTTGCATCATAATAGTTCATAGATGAAGATACCCACCAGTGGCGATGTGATGTACGAGCACCCTGTAACCACTCAAGCCAGTCTTTACCTCCAGACTTAATATATTTAAAGTAACCAGATTCATTATACATTAACTCTGACCACTTCTCTGCATACTGTTGGTCAAACATCTTTGTAATGTTGTCATATGAGAATCCTGCTTCGTATAAAGCTTGAGCTACCTTCGGAACAAGTGTGTTAGACCAATAATCCCACGCTTCTAAGCAGTCCCATAGTACGTTAGATGTCGTAGCACTTCTACCAGAGAATGCCCATGTAGTACTGTCTCCTGGTAAACGGGTATCACGTGTCATTGGGGGATCGAATGCATTACCTCCGGTGTTCTTATTACCAATAGCGATATCTATGTCCCAAGGTTCACAATGCCAGTGTTGTCCGTCATATGTTTTAAACTGGTTGTTACGCTCAATAGAGTCGACCATACCAAGACGCATACAGAATATATAATATGCAGCTACCTTATATAAATCAAGGTGTTCGTGTGCGGTTCTCTTAAACTCATCTAATGCGGCTTGCGTAACATATCCATCACCTATTTTATTACCAACAGAGTTTAATTTAGCAATATCAGTAATCCATTTTAAGAAGTCCAAAAATGGCTGTGTTTTCTTTCTAAACTTAGAACCTTCGCTAAACTTAGTCATACCAGGATCTTCTTCAACGTCATCTGGATCTGGATAAATAAGTTCAAAATAATCTTCCCAATAGAACTTATCAGGATTACCTTTTTCATCGTATTTTATAGTATCACAAGGTACCTTATTGCCATCTGCTTGAGACACAGAACCGTCTTCTTCAACAACTCCTGTTGCTGGAACATTATAGTCCATGAACGAAGTAAGTTCATTATTAAGCAATACAACCTCTATTCTTAGAACATTAGAATTATCCCACACGCGATTTTCTTTAGTATCTTGTTTTCCGTTTGGTCCATTTTTTGTGTTCTCTGTTTTCATTACAAATGGATCGTCATAGTTTCCGAAAGCATATATGCTTCGTTCACCGTAGAGGAAATCAGACTTTTTATCGTCCATAAATACAAACTGACCAAGATATGTATATGTATCTGCTTCTGCTGGGTTTGCTGTATTTTTATAGAATACTGCGCAAGGGAATGAATCCGGTGCTGTACGTATTGTATATGGAAAGTCTTTGCCTTTTGAGAATGTACTCCACGTTCCTATATTACCATTAAAGTCTTTGCCTTGTCCTTCTACCCAGCCGGTTTCATTTATGTTTTCGTCGTTATGAGCAATTGTTTTATTACTTGTAAACAACTGTGGCGCTGTTCTTAATCTAAACTGTCCGTCTATTTCTGCATTATACCAACAATCTTGAATAAGACGTTCTATACCACCATTGTGTACACCAGATGAATCCGCGTAGTTGGCTTGTAGTACAAACTTGTTTGCTGGGATCGCTCCAGTCTTCATTATATAACGGTTCTTGTTTAACCCCAAAGCCTTTTGGTTGTCTGATAAAGTCAATACTGGACTAATATCTGCACTATTTGATTTATTTGTCCATATTTTATATGACGTAATAGGATAGTTAAGTGTAGATTGTCCGTGCTTTCTAATCTTTCCGTTTTTAACCTTAAATGATTTTGTAGCATCGCTAATACAAATACGCTCAAAGTCTGCAGTACTTTCTGACCCAAGTTTATCAGTACCTTTGTCTAGAATCTTAGACAAATCTCCTTCTATAAGAATAGTATCAATCTTGTTTTTACAACGTTCATATGAAATCTTGCCGTCTACTAAAATATCATTGTTACTTAACAAGATCGCTTTATTTTCGCTATCGTAAATAAAGTTATTTAACTCTTGATTATAACTGATTGCTTTGTCGTAAGCTCGCATGCTGTATACACGAACACCACTCTTAGATCCTCCGAGTTTTATATTTCCGTTGTTGTCAATACAACTGTTTGCATTTTTAATTAATGCGGCACGTTCTAAAATACCGTTGTTCACGATATATACCATTCCGTCTTCTGGCAAATTAAGACCACTCACATTAAATATAAACGCAAGTTTTATTTTCTCATTTGCTTTATAATTGGTATATACTACACGCTCTGTTCCAACATACAATGCAGCAGAGTTTGGCGTAATATCGATGTGAGCACCGTTTGCTCCGCCAATTCTAATAAGTATGTCTGAGTTGTCATATACTTTTTCTGACTTAAACTCTATTTCCAAAGTCTTTCCTTTTCCTGCAAGATTGTATCCTGTTGGGAACGGACAATAGTTTATAGTAGCATATGCATCTTCTCCACACAACACAAGACTATTATCTTTCCAACCATTATTGCTATCAAACGCAACTCCTTCGCTAAATGTGGCGCGTTTGTTGTTTGCAATATCTACCCAGTTGGCTTTGTCGCTGGAGTTATTAGATTTACCGTAAGCACTAAGCTTTAAGTTGTAGTCACTTGTTTCAACTACATTCAATGTACTTGGGTCTATAATAATATTGTAAGCATCAATATCTACTCCATTATATCTAGCAACAAGACAGCTTTTATCTTCTGCGGTAATTGGGTAAGATGGTATGAATCGTAATGTTTCACTCTAAGAGCCTTTATTACCAATTACTATAGACAACGTATCGTATGTATATCCTCCATTGGCGAGCGGCTTTCTGATTGCCCATGTTACTGGTATAGAACGTTCTGTAGTCTGGTCTGTATAATATCCCCAGTCAAGTGAGAATGGTTCATATTGTGTACCTCTTAACACTAACCCTGAGTTCTACAATTCTATCTTATTTGGCGCTACAGAATATTTAATGTTTACAAATTTGTTTACAATACCGATCGTACTTGATGCTACCTCAAACTCAAAGAATATTGCATTGCTTACAAACGTTTTCTAATTGTTACCAACCATGGTGGCTTGCAACTTCAACAAGTGTTTTATATGAGTTTGACTTGTTGTATTTGCTGCATATGTGTTTGCTATATCTAGCGTACCAGTAAAGTCTAATTCTGTAGAGCTTGTTACGTGTTCTGCCTTTGATACTCCATCTACTTTGTATGCCGGATTACCATCTATTGTAGCCTCTACAGTAAGTGTCAAACCTTTAGCAACGCTTCGCTTTACTCTAAATGGAACAGAGATTGCTTTGTTTGGATCTTTACCTTCTGCAAAAGCAAATGCACTAGAAAGTTCAAAGTTTACTAAATAGAACGGTATGTTCATCTTGTTACTGGCTGCTGTATTACGAGCCTTCACTGCAAGAGTAATCTGGTTTGTACCTTCTTTCAAGTAACGATACATGTCTCTTGTGATAATATTTTCGTTACCTTCAGTAGAACAATCAGATGCATTAAACTCTTCTGATATTACGGTTTCTACACCAGATGCATCTTTGATAGTATATGTTACAGTAAATCCGTCAACGTCTATTTCTACACCACCTGCTTTTTCACGCTTAAGAGTTACACTGAACTGTAGTTTTGTATCATCTGAATTAGCATCTCCGTTAATTATATAACGTGCGTCACTTGTAATATTACCAATAACAAGTGCAGTGTCACTAGGACGCTCGAAGTTGAACAGTTCGTATTTTGAAGCTTTATCTGGATTGTATTCTTTATTAGACTAATCCATCAATACAAGCCACTTTGACTTTGATTCTTCACTACTAAACAGTCTGTACAATCCAGCAGATTTATCTTCGTATACAACAAACGGCGTTTTTAATTTCCTTTGTAATAATTCCCTTATAGCTTTTCCTGATGAAGGAATTCCGTTTGTAGAAAAGGCACCAAGTTGTTTATCAACGGCTTTATCAGAAGTGTCTTCTCCTGTTACCCAGTCTACAAACTCGCTTATTTTTTTATCGTATAATTCCATGTTTATTATTTTTTGATATTGTCTGCCCACATTGTTTCATCTGTCCAACCGTATTCGTCCATCCAATATCCGTTAGAATAACAAGAAAATATCTCTAATGTGCTTGGCCAAAACAACTGGTCTTTTGCATACACTCTGGTTATTACATAATCTCCAGCATATATGGCCAAGACTGGTTTGCTTTGTACGTAAATCATGCTGTTATAGGAGTTTTTTCGTATGGTACAGCAATGTATTCTGCTTCTGTTATACCACAGTCTTTTGTAATATTATCAGTAAGCGCTCTATTATAATATATATGCTGTGCATTATTAAAGTTAATACCAATAACTGCAGCAACACTACCACAAACAAGCACGCCTTTCAGTTCAGTGTTTGTTGTACCAAATACGCCCTTAGTAGCTTTACCATTTCTACAGTATATATCAGCAATACCTGTATTTTTTGCATTGCCTGCAGATACTACGCTCTCTCCCTTTTTACAGTTGTGTTTACATACGGCGATTCCCAACATGTCTGAATAGTTCTCAAGATCCTCTGGGTTTACGTAATAACCCTCTTCGTCAGTTACATCTGCTATCGGTGTTATAACGCTCTTTACTATGTTTGCATTTGGACCAACAACAATAGCATTTCCTTTTATACCGCGAAGACCGCAGTTTGTAACTACTACACTTCCCTTTGTATCTGTAATCTTTACTTCACCACCATCTATACCATCACCTATAGCCGATGTAACATACAAGATAGATCCGTTCTTTGCTTCAATACGAATGTTGTTCTCACTCTTTATACCGTCACTTTCAGTCAATTCTGGAGTTGTTTCTTCCGCAAATGTATTGTATATCGCGTTAATTGTGTCTTTAGATGCAGTAACCTTTACTTTACCATTAGAGGGAATATAATTAATGCTAGGCACATTGCCAGTTGTTTTTATATATGCACCATTAAGGTATACATTTAAGTCAACTGCTACTGCTGGATTATACGAAATAGGCTTTTGTAAAAAACCAGATACTTTTACATATGGAGAAGTAATTGAGATTGTGTCTGCGGACACATCTACAGCTTGCCCGTTATTGGCATTATAGTCTTCTTCTGTAGCAAATACAGTTACTGTAGGAGTTGGAGCTACACCAAAGATCTGTTCAAAATTAGATTCGTCTATTGCTGACAATAACGTAACATTATGTACAGTAAGTTCATTGTTAGCTTTTACAGTATTTGTATAGAAACCATTCGTACCGCAATTAAGCATTACACCGTCGATATTTACTACATGTATGTCTGCATCTAATGCATATAACTTACCAGATGTTCCTGTACCAAATACGTCGTGTGTATTTTCACAGTAAATAACACAGTTGTCGATCTCGAGGTATTTTCCAGCATGCACTGCATCATGAATTACATCTGCGTATATATGTGGGCCAGCAACCTTCAGCTCTGTAGCACGTAAACCGTGACCACCCTTATTATGTAGAGCAAGATAACCTTCTCCTTGAACAACCATATTGTTCATAGAATATATCGCTCCTGGCTGATTATCAACTCTATCTGCACTCTTATTAGCAACAATGAAGTTCTGGCTGTCTTTTGTAAGAGTTATTACTAAGTCTTTGTAGCCCTTGTTTTGTTCTGGAGTTTTGTACATTATAGCACAATCCGTATCACTTACAATAGTAACACCATCAAATGTTATATATGTGTTATCTGTTGGGGCTGTAAGAAGCTCTGCATTTATAACAAGCTCACCATACAGTACACCTTTTATAACATACTGTTTTGCACTCTCTAATACAATCTTATTCTCTGTATGAAGTTCGCCGTTAATGTACAGTTCAGTATTTTTATCGGTAGTTCCGGAATGGTCTATGATCTCGTTTATTTTATCTTGGATCTGTGAAAAAACTGCATTCCACTCTGTTGCTGAAATACTATCTCCGGTCTTTTTATTGATGTATTGATTAATAGATAATTTGTTCATATCTTTATTTTAATATAATTGGTAATTTATCGCCAAAACCCCAGCCTTCGACAGTAGTTCCGTCGTATACAAAATATATTGTATTTATGTCGTGCTCTGGCATTGAATCATATTCGCCTTGTGTAACAAACACGTGTTTGGTGCCATCTTTACTAGATCCGTTTGCTACTAGCATGTCTCCAGAACCAAGAATAGACCTTCCGTTTATTGTCTTTATATTTACTCCGCTAACAAGTTTCTCTTGCGCGTCTTTCTTTTTTATATAGTCTTCTAGATATTTAGCTTTTACATACTCAGAAAGGTTTATAGACGTATCGTAGTTTTTATTTGTATCAGTCCATATACCGTCTTTTAAACACTCAAAGACTACTACACGTTCCCCTTTCTGTACAATTGCCCATTCGCCCACAGTAGGACTTGGGAAAGCCTCTAAAAGAGCTGCTTGTGAACTAAAATAACCTTTTGATTTATTTACTTTTGCGTCAATACTATCAGCAAACTATTTAAATTCATTCTTTGTAGAATAGTACTTTAGTTCATCAGAATCTGCTTTAGCAGATATAGCTGCAGTAACTACTTTATTTTGTACTGCATTCTCCGATGTGGTAGATAAATCGTCATCTATCTACCCACTACCTCCCCCATATAAAATGCCGTGTGTCCATATCAGCTATACGTCTTCTATAAACGCAATACTGTCGCTAGATATGTACCCATTCTATAAAGCGGAAGTAAATCCACCTAATGTTTTATAATATAAGTACTTATTTTTTATCACCATTGTATATAGTTTTAAATTATACAACCATATATAAACAGTTTATGGGAACCCCGCTAACGGAATCCCCATAAACCCACAATCATTGCCCGCCACGGACGCCGATCGTCCAAGCTTTTATAACGTTATTATTATGCTTGCTCAGGGGCGCTAGTGTCCCCAGCCGCTTGCTCTGGTGCAGCCTGATCATCTCCTGCAGGTTGCTCTTCTGTATCTTTATCATGAGCGTTCTGATCAAGTCCTGTAGCCGCGCTATCCATTACTCCAGTACCAGTAGAACCAAAACCACCAGTACCTCTATCTGTTTCACTAAGTTCATCTGCCTCCTGGAACTCCGGTGATTCTACCTTTGCAATTACCAGTTGTGCAAAACGCTCACCTTCTTTATATATTGAAGGAACAACGTCTGTTGTAACAATAAACTTAGCGGAAATTTCACCACGATAATCACTATCGATTGTAGACATGCCTGTACATAAACGTAGACTTTTCTTGCTGATAGAACTTCTAGTACGAAGTTGTGCTTCATAACCCTCAGGGATTTCTAAAGCAAGGTCTGTATGATATACTAAAACAACCTGTCCGCACTCATTGAGTTCTGTTGTTATTCTAGAACAAGTCAAATCGTAACCAGCACTACCGCTTGTTGCTCGTGAAGGCTGTACAGCCTTTTCTGACAATCTTTTAAATTTAATAATCATGTTTAATTTATATTATGAATGTATTATGAAAATAGTGCCCCCGCCCGGATTCAAACCGAGACTGACAAGAGGTTAGAGCTCTTCGCGCTATCGTTACGCCACGGGGGAATATTGGGGGCAAAAACCCCCAGTTAAGGTTTTATGGTAAGTAAGTTCAATCACATCTTCTGTATGCGATTGCGCTTATTTCATTTTCCATGAAAGAAAGACTTTACCTTATTCCAAGCCTTCTTGTACCATGGAGTATTTTTTGTCTCGCACTCTTCGTACATGTCATTAAGCATCTTGGACAATATTGAACAACCAAGGATAATAAACATCTCTGCCTGTTGCTTGGTTGGTTCAAGAACATTTGCACGATATGATGCGGTATATCCGTTAAGTTCTTTTGTGGTGATTGGTTCACCAGCACGAACTTTTGCTGTTACAAAAGCAAAATAAATGTCATTTGCGCTCTTTACGTTTGTCAAATCCACTGTATATACAGGATTAACTTTCTTTGTTGATTTCTTGGCTGTCTTGCTAGCCGAACTTTTCTTTGTCATTTTATAATATAATTAACGTTAATTTTTAAAAACTTTATCTTATACATGCCCGTTCACAGTCATTACAGCGTTCACAGTCATTAAGCTTTTTTATTTCTGCAGCAATTCTGTTTTCTATTACATTCTCGCGCCACTCTTTGTTCTTTATAACCGCACAAAGGTTTTTTGTTGTGCTCTCGTTGTAGAACTGTATAATAATATCATCTTTATTTGCCTTATACACAATTGTTTTATTTGTCTTCTTGTCCTTTACACGCACTTCACAGTCGTCTGGCGCAACATACATCCAATCTATAGAAGTCATACAAGTTCTTAGTTGGCGAGCTTCATTCTTGTCATAGTCGAATATAACTGCCTTTTCACCAGAGTTTATGAAAATTGTTTTATTTGAACGGGCTGTAGTCTCTTGATTTGTCATTTTTAAATCTAGATTTTATTTTAAATTTAAATAGTTCGTTGAATAATATGCTTTTAGAATCTGAATTATCTTTCATCTTCTGTACAGTAAACATAAATGGATGTTGGCACACTTGTAATGCTATATCGTAATCTATGTTTAACCGTTTAGCTACTTCTTTTGCTATTTCGTAAATGTCTATCACTTACAAACTGCTAAAATATCGTATACTCTAAGAAGTCTGCTGTCTTTAAGTAAGTCGAATCGTAAACCGGATGTCTCTCTAAACAGTACTTTATCGCCTGGTTTTAGATCTTGAGTAACTCCTTTCCACTCTTCTTTGTTTGCTTTGTAACAGAAGGGGATCTTAATTATAATACCCTTTCTGTAATCTGAATCGACTTCCTTTGTTTCTGTCTCTACCTTGTCTACATCTATTGCTTCTACACCTTCCTTATCTTTAGTTGGTGCTGTATTTGGCAACTTACTAAATTCTTTTACGACTTTAATTGGAGCCAGGGGTTTTACCAGAAACAAATCTGAAAATTCCATCTTTATCTTCTCAGAAATAGACTCAGCCAACTGAGACTGATCTATAATTTTCTCTTCGTCCATTATTTCTTTACTGATTTAAGATGTTCCAAAAGTTTAATCATATTCTTGAGTACGGTTGTTTTCTCAACTCGCATGCACTCTGGCATATCCTCAGAACCAACGTTAGACAAATCTTCGTTGTACTTAGTAAGTAGCGAATCAATTTCGTCAAATACGTTGATGAATCCCTTATTTTCATCGGTTGGTACTTGCAAATAACCAGCTTTAACCAACTCTTGAGCGTAGTTTGCCGAAATCTTTAATGTTGCTGACACAACTTCACGCTCATTAAAATCAGAATCTGATATTTCTGCCACATAAGATGTTCCATCGTCAGTTAACTCTAAAGTATCACCAGGTAACAACGAGAACATCGGTTCAATAACGTTTAATACTTTTGCATTCATTGTAATTTCGTTTAAAATCACCCATATAACGCAAGTATATACTCAATTGGTTGCAGCAATTATATAATTTTTCCAAATGCAACCAAATAAAGCTTATACAACGTTAGTATGTTGTATAAAGAAAGTAACAAAGAAATATAGATATATATATATAGATATAATAATATTATACAGCATATGAAGAGTAAAGGAAGTATAGATACATATAATACAATATACCCAATAGATTTTATAGTAGCTAGTAACTCTATAAAATTAGTAGACTTACAAAAATTATTACAATACTTTGATAAAACAGAACTAGATGACAGTATACTTAAGGGAGATGCTACAACAACTGCATGTTTTAATAAAAAGACTAAGAAATATTGTATACTAGTAAAATGTAATATAACAAAAGATAAGTCTACAAGTTTGTCTTTATTGGTAGATGTTGCTGCACATGAAGCAATACATGTGTGTTGTGACACATATCAGTATATTGAATCAGATATCCCGGTGAAATATACTCTACAAGAGCCTTTCGCCTACCTTTGTGGGTATGTAACTAAGTGTATCTTTAATACCATGTGTAAGAAATGAATAATATTGAACTGAATTATATACTATATTACGCTGATTTCTTAAGCCTAAAGTGTACAGATACCCCCGTAACTGACAATTGCAAGTATTTCTTTATACACGGGGCCCCAAAAAACGCAGCATACATTGTAGGGTGTGAACCAGTATATGATCAAAATAACCCATACTTTATACAATCTGTACAAGAATATGAGTTATTAAAAAAATCTGATGGGGAAGCTGGAGCACAAAGCTTTATAGACGATATATCCATGTTACGAGCCTGTGGTTCTGTAGATGCCTATAAAATGTTATAGTGTATACATCAATATAGCCCCAAAAGAGAGAGGAAACAGGCCTTTAAACACTACGAAAATTGGCTTAATAATCAAACATATACACACACTATATTAGATGAAAGAGGAGACGAATACCAAAGAGAATGTACAAGGTACGTCTACCACGCTGAAAAGTTTCTTAAAAGATCCGGATTATATAAAGGCATTAGATCTAACAGCTAAATGTGAAAAAAGCTGGGATACATATGCTAAATTAAGAAAAGATAACGAATATAATGGCACAGATAAATAAACACGCAAATATATACGATATCGACGGCAACTTAATCAATAAGGTCGACGATAAAGGTAATCTACCAAAAAAGACCATTGATGAGGTTGAAGCATTGGTAGATAAATTAACTAAAGATGTAGCAGATAACCCGCATAATGAAGTATACAAAGTATACTTAAACAATGCTCAGAGTTACCTATATTACTTGTACAATAACATATCTAAAGAAGATCTCATCAAACGTATGACAGTTCTAACAGATGCTATAGATAAAGCAAATACAGACGTGTCAGAGAAAGACAAACAGACCTTAGATGAGATAAATAAAGAAGTAGAAAAGCTCAAAGATTCTATTGAATCACAAGAGCCCCCTAAGGAAACCATAATGGACGAATATGTTCCATATGAAGAAATAAAATAATAGATTTTTGAATAAAGCTGGATGATCGAAAGATTGTTCAGCTTTTTTTATTTTTTTTTATTTTTTTTAAATGTGTGAAAAGTGTGTGGAAACGTGAAACAGCAATAATCACACCCCTGTATGGTCTATTGGAAGGAAACACCTACCCAAGAAAAATTAACCAAACAAAATTTGTAAAATTATGCGTATTGTAGAAATTAAGAAATCAAGTAAATTCGGTGAGGAAAAAGACGGCGTTATCAATGACGTAGTTACCTTGTATCTTTCAAATGATAATAAAGGAGGTTTCCTCGCAAACACTTTCGCCTCTACCTTGTATGCCGTAGGCGCACATTTGCGTGCATTATCTAAAACGCGCGTGCGTGACGACAATGATGATAGCATCGACTGGGCAAAGACATTCGAGAAAGTTTCTGAAGAAATGCAAGGTGCGACTGATGACGCATTGCACGGATACGATTTGCTCGTTAGCGAACTATCAGAAGGACTATTTACGGATGGTTCGCAACCCGACCAATTTGATGTAGTAGAAATCAAAGAAACGGGTAGCGAAATGTCAGTAATGCACATTGCGGCACCGGATAGAGAAACAGCAGTTGCGCTTGCAAAAAACAACCTCAAACGGCAAATTATCAAAAACCGCTTTGAGGTAAAGACAAAGGAGGAGAGCAATTAAATGCTCTCCCTTTTTTTTGACTTTCAAGGTTTCCCTTACACATAGCCACATTTAATATATGGCGTTTGGTTATAAAAAGATATATGTCGGAATCAACAATAAAAACAAAAATAAATATGAAAACCGAATTTATCGCACCAAATGGGGTGGTGGTTGAGGGTACAATCCTCTACGTTTCCCCTGTTTACAGAAGTTCTAAGAACTTTGTAGACAAATGTTATGATGAAGTTTTATATGCACAACGGCGTATAGTTAAACTTCATCATACGTTGAAGATTGATGATGAAGATAACTTTCAGGAATTTAATGATCCTGAAGTTGAAATCATCAATGATTATGTGGTTATTCCTAATTTGGAATAACTACATATAAGTGAAGACCATTTTTATTAGTCTCATATAGTATACTGCTCGTGAGAGTAGTTCATTGCTTTTTATACTTTTTGTTCTCAAACACATTGCTTGTGAAAGTAGTGTGTGCTATAATGTAGCCAGTGGCGGTTCCAAGCCCGCATCTAAAATACGAGAGGATAGCTATTGACTACAAAAAGTGTTGATGTACTCGTATCAATAAGTTCAAGAGTATCTAGTTCCTACTAGGCTTCTAAATGGAAAGGATAGAACTATTGGAGTATGTCACATTTAATTAAATTATGGAAAAGCAAATTAATCACGTAAGTGAAAGAAGCCTAGTTACGAACCGCGGTAGTTTAAGGGCGCGGTAGTTATAGATCTGCATCTGTAACGAAACTATATTCACCGTCAGGCCCATGGTGTTTTGGAAATATAGGAGTTATGATCCAAACATAACTAAAAATGAGACTGTTGATAACAGTTGAATGCAGAAAAAGCCCTGTAGGTGAGCTCATCACTTGCATCTAGACTACAGGGTTTCTCTTTTTTAAGTGAGAGTGTAGCCGAATCTTAGAGCCAATCACAGCACACAACGTGATTTAAAATAAGTCAAACGTGTTGACAACCTGGAATAGACAGGTAACTCCTAAGATAAAGACAACCGTTACGTGGTTTAGGAGATAAGTAAGCTTATGCTGAAACTAATAGTCTTATCAAAGTATTTGACATTGGTATCGTAAAATTGGCACTCTGGAAAGACAGAGGTCTGACTCTCACAGGCTATTAAACAAAGAGAGGCTCTATGGCATAGGAGTTAAAACTAAACTTGGTTAATCACTAGGAGTGTCTAAGTGTTGGCGGCTCGGAATAGACGAGCATTTAAATCTTTTAAAACTCACGATGGTGGTAAATCGTAGAAAGGTATGCTGAAATATATAGTTACAAATAACTTCCAAGTGCTATATAATACAAAGGAAGAGGCTAAAGAGGCTTTCGAAAAGGAAGCTGCTAGATTGGAACCTTTAAAGAGAGCTGCATTTAAATTTCTCTTTACTGTGGCTCCATATTATCTTTAGAGATTAACAACTTGAAAGAAAGTTGCAGCTCGGAATTAGACGAGCATTTTTAAAAATCTCCTGAATGAGTCTTTGAAAATTAAGACGAAACACAGTTGTGTCGGGATTAAGCGTAATCCTGGAAAAAATAAATTTATTTAAATTGCTCATGATTCTAAACAGGCTTGCCCGTGAGGGTAGGCTTGTTTTTTAATTGAGATGTTTCTTTAGTTTTACATATAAACAATTCCCAACGTTACGATTCACAGACTGGTTCGTGAGAATAGGTCTGTTTTTTGTTAGATAATATTCGATAATCAATATCTAAATATATATTATATATGAATAGCGTAATTCTCATAGTAGTTGATTTAATGTTCGTGATATACGCATGCGTACTCACGAAATGGGTTGAAAAATACCCAAAAAGAAATCATATGTGTACAGCATTAGCATATACTTATGCAGCATTAACATGGGTTCTAACAATTAGTTTCATAATTTTAACCATCGTTTATCACAAATGAAAAAGATCGGTGTATCGGTGCTATTTGTAGCAGTAATGGTTGAAGCCATAATAATAGGCTTCATGGACAACAAAATCAAGTGTGATGAAATTCGTAAAGAAACATTGCAGGAGTTGTCAGAGGAATACCCAATTCTAGTAGGAAACTATGAGTATATCATAAAAGAATATGGTATCTCACCAGATGATTCCCAGATTTGGAGCGACATCAAAACGTCAAAGTACAGAATCAACGAACTTGAAAATGGACTTTGATGTAGAAAAATGGTCAGCGTGTATAGAAAACGCAGCCATTAAAATAGTCGTTGTATGTATCACCGTTGTAACCTTAACATGGCTCTTTGTGTGGTGATTCCTATCTCTAAAGCTCTGATACCGTAGCAGAGTTAAATGGTCTACGGTTTAAATTAAAAAACATTATCAAAATGGAAGAACAATCCGGTGTAAACATGGTACATCATGTAGTAAAAAACCTCACTAATGTGGCAATCGTTGATTGTAAGGTACAACTTACAACTCACAATCTCACAAAAGTAAATTGGCCTGTAGCCTATCCATATTTTACGGATAGAACTCTTGCAGATGCCAAGAAATTATGTCCATTCTTGGATAGCGTGTGTCTGGCAGAAAACAGAAACATACATTCTAAGAAAGAATGGCCGTATGCCATACAAGCAACATTTACAATGCCTGTTACAAATACCAGTGTAGAAGCAATTGTAAAGTTTGCTGAATCGTGTGAGTATGTTGCAGACAGAATAACTCTCGTTCTTGCTACCTGGTCATACATGAAACAGGAAAGTATGGACGTCATGAAGAAATTCCGCAATGCAAACCGCTAACCACGTACACCAGCCCAGGAAAAAGAATCCTGGGTCTGGTGATCCAAATCAACGCAAACGGATTTGGTACAAAGAGGGCACTTCAACCATGTTGTTTTGTAAAAATGCAACTACAAATAGTGCAAAAGTATTGATAGCGTCGATTAAAGACAATATGTCTAAATTGGGGCTGGAACTCAACGGTCACTTCTTAGTGACTCAATAACATCCTGAACTTCAAGCAGGATTAATGTCTTGAAGAAAAATAATGCATTATCAAAATGAACGAAGAAAAAGAAAAGAAAGTTGATGTAATGGCCTGGATATGGCTTGCATTAACTATTGCATTTATGTTTTTTGGTATGTTCTTAGGAAGAATATCAGCACAAAAACGTATTGCAAAAATTGACACCATCGTATGCTATTCAAATTGTATTGAATCCTTGATATCTCAGAAAAGTCCTTCTGGAAAACCAAGAACATATGCGGTTTACAATAGCAAAAAACAGGATATTTCAGATATTATTCCTGTGTCTGAAAGCGTATACGCTTATCTACAATTGTGTAAAAAACACAATCTGTCACCTTCTCTTGGAATCAAATTACGGAATGGACAAATACAATCTATAATAAAAGTTAAACCAAAGTACATAATAAAATGATTTTAGAGAAAGGATGCGTTATTCGCAAAAAGACTCCAACAGGAATTATTCTTGGAGCGTATTATGTAGTATTAGCAACTACAAAACATTGTGTGTATGCAAGAGATCTTGCAGATGTTACTCAGGAACTCGAAATAATATCGAAAAAACGAGTATATCTGTGTAAAGTATGTCATGTTTGTGCTAGTGTTGAAGCAATTAACAAAGCTGTAAACAACAACGCACAATTCATTGTACATAAAGTAGACTCTATGTGGGATAAACTACCAGAAAGTGTATATGATCTAGTATGTATACAAAACTTCCGCACTAGAGAAAAACATTACTTTACATACGAAAGAGTGATGCGAATAGTACGTATAAAAGACAATCACTTTGCACACGCAAAAGTTAATAGATTCCCATCTAAAGAGTTGCTAATAAAATTGGAATTAAACCAACACATAGCGTCTGTATACGATGAAACTGAAACCCGGACAAATCTGTAGAATAAACAATATACTCTACAGAGCACATAAAAGAACGAATGGCTGCAAAGGATGCGCATTCGAAAACGATTTTGCATGTCCTGGCACCATTAATCAAAAAACAGGTAAATCACGATTGTCCTGTTATGAAACATCCATATTGCTTAAACGAGCATAACTTAGCACACCTCGACTAGCCCTGAACTAGTCGGGGTGTATAAACATTATATAGAAATCAGCTAAAGCGGAAACTTCAAGCCCGCAAGTACGTAAGTACGAATGATGAGAAGGTATAATGCTTCTTTTATGTATTTTAGTTATGATTTAGATGTTTGACCATAAGCAGAAAAAGCAAAAAAGACATAAAGCGTTATGTCGAACAACGGTCTGTTGCGAAACACGCCGTTGTTTTTGTAAGAAATAATTGAGAGTGTGGACAAGTACAACTCTAACAGATAACCTAACACGGGGAAAGGAGGAGCTGTTAATGTGTATGCTGATACACACTCTCTATCTATATAAGGTTTCCGTACCTAAAACGGATAATTAACAAATTTTTAAATTAAAAACATTATCAAAATGGAAAAATTAGCAACTTTTGTTGTAACACTCGTAGCATCTACATTGTTAGCAACGTGTGTTATTGTGGGCGGAATGCGCACAGGAGTAATTAACCCAAAGGGAATGCTCACAAAACAAGAAGTATTGGATGCTGTAGATAGCGCTGCTACCCCAGTATTTAATACTGTGCCTGAAATTGTGAAGTATAAACTTCACGCAATGGACAAGGCTAACTATGAGTACACACTCATGGAATTGAACGAGAATGTCGTTCGTACCATTGCAAAAACTGTTATAGACAGAGACGGATGTTGTACTCTTGAAACATTCACAAGAGAATATTTCACGCATCCTGAAATCTATGACAACATACCAGATGTAGCACATCAAGCAGAAGATAGTAATGGAAATAAAATAGAAGATTACTCCTCCTTATCTGCACGATGCGATTCCGCGATTGTACATGACACAATTCTCTATCCTAAAAAAACTAAATGACTATGGACGGACAAAGAATTGTCATTGCATACTTCGGAAAACCAATCTCTGATAAGGACGTTGCTGATATTATGTCAGTAATTGAAAAATCTGGAGTAATATCTGGTAACAAAAAAGCAGCTATTTCGTTGATAACAGCGAAAGAAGCTGAAGAACTGTTGATAAGCGGATTGGCTGTAAAGAAAGCCAGTCTGAACGTAAAAGTACCGGCAAAAATCGCCGAAAGCCCAGTAGATAAAGCACTTACCTATATAGGTATGCGCTTTGCGGATACACTTGTGGGACCTGACAGAAACATTGTTAGTTTCACCCTAGCGTTGATAACAGCAGTAGCTAACGCAAGACAAAATCAGTGCGATAAAGAACTGATTACTGCGGTAGAAATACTGTGCAATAATGTCATAAACACAGACTCGACGTTATGTGTAAAATACGGCATTACACCAACAATCATCGCAGCAATCAATCAGGTCCGCAACACTGAAATAAATCCGCTAGATTATGTATTCGGGTGTTAAAAAGTATGCGTGTAATCCTGAAAAATTAAGACACGCAAACGCAAGACCGTACGTGCGTAACGTTAAACACAAAAACGCAATGTACGAAGAAGAACTTGGCTATTATAGCAGAGTTAAATAATATGTTAAACAATTTAAAACCGTTATCAAAATGGCAGAAAAAACAAAAAACAACAAGACACAGGAAGTAGTAGTTAACGAAGAAAACGTAGTTGAACAGGTTAAAGCTGGTAACCTGCTCAAGGACAAGAATGTATCGGCCGCTCTGGACGAAATTGAGAAGGAGCAGGACGAAGCACGCAAAAGAGAGGCTAAAGACGCCATCATGTGTGCTAAGTACATCAACACCAAAGAGCTGATCAACTTACGTGCACGTCGTGCCGAGGAGAAGATCACCAAAGCAGCACTCGCTAAGAGTAAAGATCTCTTAGATCAGTTGCTCGGTGGAAAGATCACTCCATCGGAGTACAAAAACCTGCGCAAAGACGCCGCAAAAGAGAAAGCCGACGCTATGTCGAAGGCTGATGATGAATTGACTAAGAATATGAACGAGTTACGTCGCTCATACACTGGCCAGTGGCAGTATCGTTGTGAATGGGATTATTAAACCCAGGTACAATTCTATGTTCACCACATCGAGTCTTAGAACCATATGTGAGGTTTACACTTGGGTAAGAAGAACTCGCAGGGGCGACAGAGTATTACCGTGTAAACATTAACGAATTAACGTTAACGCAAGAGCCTTAGAGCCACGTGGAACAAACCTTCTGTGTGTACGGAAGTAAAACTATACACCGTTAGATCAATTTTGTCGTGCTGAACCATTGAGTCGGATTATTTATAATCCACACGATATATCAAAAACGTAGCATACTTCGCAAGAGCCTCAGAGTCACGCGAGTAAAGTATGTATTTAAAGGCTAAAAATAAGCCTCTCTAATGCGTTTCAAATGATGAAGTGGATTAGCTACCCACAACACCATAAGAAATGCGTCAGAGAGGCTTTAAATGGCCTTATTTAAGGTATTTTGTCTGATCAACATTATACCTACAAGAAATCAATTACGCGTATGAGTTATACCAGCAAGACGAGGGTTCGAATCCCTCCACGTCCACGTTCGCAGTGCACGAGGAACCATCCATGACATTTTCGGTTCTACCGCGAGATGTAAAAACAACCGAACCGAAAACGGGCGTGATTTGGGTTTGATTGTTGGTGGAAGTAAATACATTAAGCGTATTGACTATATATAACTGGCAACATTAACGTTGTAGACTATACGGGCCTCCAGGAGGCAGCGTAAAGTCGGTGAAGGCTACCTAAGTGCCAGCGTCTTTAGTGTAACTGATAACACAACACACTTGTGTGTAGATATGAGTTTGAGCCTCATAAGACGCACAAAACTTTTATTAAGCCAAACCCCATTTATTAAAATCTTCTGTTATTTGCTACGACCACTAACTTCGTTGTGAAACGCGGTTAGTGTTTTTAATGTGGCAATCATCTAATAAGGACTTGTAGCTCAGTTGGTTAGAGCAACAGACTCATAATCTGGAGGTCCTAGGTTCAAGCCCTAGCTGGTCCACGATATAAATATTCTTATTAGGCATAATACTTTTGTGTTGGCTTCGTTGTGAAATGCGGTCAACATTTTTAATAGCTCTAATGATGGAAGTGGTAGACGTGAGGGACTTAAAATCCCTTGACCAGTAATGGTCGTGCGGGTTCGAATCCCGCTTAGAGCACAATATGAAGAAACAAGGATACAAAGAAATGCTTCGAGATAGATGTCCTGAAGTAGTAAACTTTGCACTAAAATGGTGTAAAGCAAAAGAACGATGGATTAACCACGTGTATGATTGTTTTGTAAGTATAGTAGGTGATGAAGTACTAGAAAATGGTACTATCAAATCTACAAAAAAGGACAACAAGAAGCAAGTGACTCGTGCCTTATTAGGTCTTAAAAAAGGAAAACCCCGATTTTTTGATTTTCACAAAACAATTGATTGGGAGAACCTAACAGATGAAGAACAATTCTATTGGGATTGGGTCGACAACTGGGTGGATTGGTTCTCAGTAAATTATGCTTACATAGAAAATATGTATAGCATCTCTCGTAAGACTGGAAAGTATGAAGAAGATTCTTTCATAAAAGAAATGTCAACTAAGTATTTCCCAGATTATTCCGACGATGAAGGAAAAAAGTTAGCAAAATTTCTAATTTCTTGCATCGAAGGCAACACTAAGTAGATTATGTACGGTGTATTTTCCAATTATCTAGTGTCGAGATATTCTCGGCGAAATGAGAGTACTATAGAAAGTGCTCTAGATCACATGAGAGAACTAACAACAGCAAAAAGTAAATTCGAGTATGATCCCGTATTGTCGGATCATCATGTTGTATGTATAAGTCCTCTAACTAAAGACGAGTATTTCACAGACTGTGATTATATATACGAATGTTTAACAAATCATCACCTGATGCTTTTAATACGATGGATAAACAAAAACATCGTGTTAAGATGCTCAGAATCGGTTTATTCAACTAATGTAAGATTGCGAATAGCGACATGCATGTTGAATAAACTTGAAGAGGCGAATTTTGTTAGCAAGCGTCATGCATTATGGTTCCATGAAATACTTGTTGCAAATATTGCTGATTTGAGAAATTCGTTATTGGACGATATGTTACCATTTTAGCAATATAGGGGGTATAGACAATTTATGTTGTCACAGGAGCGAAACCTAATATCCCCACTAAAACAGCTGGTGTCTGAACATCGTTACGTACGGTTAATAACCACCCTAGTTTATCTAGCATATTGTTTGTTTGATTATGAAAACCCCACGTATTACCCCAGAGGAGATTGGGATAATCAAAAGAGCCCAAGCAGGTGATGAATCTGCGTTCTCTCAAATCTTTCAGAAATATAGATCTTTTGTATCTAAAATTCTATTTAGTTACATAAAGGATCCCGACGAAGCTGATGATATCACCAACGTTGTATTTCTAAAGGTTTACAAAAAGCTCTCGACATTCACCGAATATGAATCGTTTGGTGGATGGTTAAGAGTTTTATCTAACAGAGTTGCTATAGATTATTTACGTGAAGTAAAAAGCAATAGTAGAATGATTGAAAACTTTAAAAATAAAGGATTCAGTTGTAATGCTGTTGTTGGAAGTGAAGACGAAATGGTAAATCGTTTAACTTACAAAAACATACTTGAAGAGTTTGAAAAATTGCCGGAACAGACAAAACAAGTATGTGAATTATTTTACATAGATAATTTAACAGTATCTCAAATTAAAGAGGCCTTAAATATCCCAACTGGAACTATTAAGTCATTGTTGTTTAGGACTCGCAAAAAAATCCAAAAACAATTTAAACAAGAATTATGATCTTAAGTTTGTTCGTTCTAGCAGTGATTGTTATCGTTCTTATCGCACGATATAACGAAGACGATCGCTTGTTCTGGCAGTTACTTATTTCGTTGTGTACCGCTTTTGCAATAGCAACGATTGTACGTAACATCCAGGACGACAAACAAAGTACTAATTCTTCTATTACTCAAGTGTGCCCCATGCAGGTATCAGATCAGTCGTTAAGTTCATTAGAACCTACTACAAACGATTTGATCATGATCGCCAATATGCATGTGACAGATGCTGTCCCTGCAAGTAAGGATTACACACTTGATGTGGTAGAAGGATATAATACTTTGTTTAAGATCCGCTCAAAAGAGCGAGATCAACCAATGAGGGTATATAATGAACATATGCCACGGAGTAACATAATAAAGAATATCATGTTTGATACTTCATGAAAATTACTTTCCGGCAAAGGTTCATTATAGTCAATAACATTATTTAACTCTTAAAACCATTATCAAAATGAGTAAGAAAACAGGAAAAATGGGAGCACAGGCTCCTAAAGTAGAGCAGAAGGTTGACAACAGTAAAGTAACCTCTGAGCAGATGGAAAATCTGACAAACATGTCTCCAGAGCAAATGGCAGTACATGTTGCAGGTCTGGATCCTAACCATCGTATGGATCTTATTACCGTAATGCACGAGACATTCCGTAAAGATCCTATGGCAGCCAGCCACACAGGTATGCCACAAGAAACAGTAAACAGTATTAATAAGATTAATGCTGTGATGCAAGTAGCAGCTCTCGCATGCGAGATTACTCTTGCAAAGAATCCATTTACAATGCTGCTTCCTAAGAGCACAGTAGATAATATTGTAGCACTTAGCGGAGAAGTTGGTATCCATTTGGATACTAAGGCGCTTCCAGCACCAGATGTAAATGGAAACATCGAACTTCCTAGTACAGCAATAACTGTATCTAAGGAAACCAAGGCGTCTATTGAAAAGGAGAACGCCATTGCAGAAGAAATTCCTGAGACAGATGGTTCAAAGGTAACTACTGAAGAGGGAGTGCGTAAAGGTGGAATATATATTCTTGCCTCTACCAAGGAAGATGCGCGTCCGTATGCGAGAATTCTTTCCCTGATTAAGTTCTATCGTGACTATTTGTACTTTCGTGCAGGCGACGATGAGGCCGCCAAGAAAAAGGTATCGGATGCCTCTAATGAGGAACTCTTTCGAGACGTGGTTAAGATTATTGGCCCCTGTCCATTCTCCATGCACGGAATTTCAAACCTTCTGTATACGGCGACGGCAACTACTAAGAGCCCTGTGGCGGCTTTCTGCATGTTCCGCAACAATACGCTTGACAAAACCACCGGCCATCCTACTATCGATGATTCAGCAGTAGCATCTATGGTCAAGATTCTTGTAACTTGGAATGCAGATTCCAAGATCACAGCTGATGAAGAGTCAATCGCTGCATGCGAGGCTAACATCAAGGCTTTGAGCAAGAACAAGAAGCAGAACGCCAAAGCAATCGAAAAGGAGAATGAAAAGATCAAGACATATAAGTCTTGCATCGAAAGTTACAAGGAAGTTTCTTCGTTTGTAACAGATCCTTCTACCGCAATTGCTGACATTCTGCCAGAAGCATACGACAATCGTGAGCACGAAGAATACAAAACCGCTCACCGAACTGCTTCTGAAATCATGAAGACCTACTATCGTGGAATCACACCTAAGCAGGTTGAACATGATTCTCTTATCCACAACATGCAACAGTATGCTGGTGTAATCATCAACATGTTCCGTGATCCTTTGCAGCAGAACATTGCTTACAAAGAAAGCAATATCACAGAACTGATTGTAACTAATGAGTCTACAGAAGAGAAGGTTGAAGAACCTGCAAAAGAGGAAGGTTCAAAAAAATAATTGCCGTCATTAAGAAAAAGTCTCGCGACTTTATGACGGCTGTTAAGAACAGAATCGACAAATTCTTCTGGGGCGAGTAATCAAAAACTATCAAAGTTATGAGAAAATTTACATCTATTTTGTGTTCCATGATGTTTGCAATCTTTGGAATAGGACTTGCACTACATGAAACAACAAATGACAATCAGAATGGTGCCTTTGCGGCAACATTACCAACTATGGCAATGAATATGCCAACTGATTCAAAAATGTCAATGCCCTTGGATCTTTTGTTAGACCAAGCGAAAAAACAAGGTGCACAGGAAGTGGTAAACACTCCTAAAACAAACACCGATTCTCTGCAGTCTCGTATAACAGAACTGGAGAAGAAAGTTAAGGCAACGAGAACTAAACTCACCGCGACTAAAAAACGCGCAAGAGTAAATCGAACACGGGGTGATACAATATATGTTGATCGCCCAGTGTATTATCTGGCAAAAATGACGTGTTGTGAAGACGACACGTCTGTGGAGTATTATACAGTTACCAAACTGGATAGTATTCCACACTGATTCTTCCTTTGGTCGGGCGTGTGGAACGCTAAAAATAGTGGGTCTCATTAGCCCAGGACCATCGTATACAACAATACTTGATCTGAGAATATGTTAGCCCTCTCAAAGGGTGAGAAACCCAAAAGGTAGGATGAAATGCTGTTTGTTCTGTTTTTGTTGTACAGTTGAAAAGCAAACAGTAAGAGGAGTAAGGGTATGTATCAACCTCCTTGTTACCATGAGAACCGTCTGGTGATGGAATAATAACAAAAGACCCGTAAGTCTCAAGAAGAGCAAAAATGAACCGTATCGATAAATCTAAGTGACCGATACATCCTTAGAATTACGTACACGAGCTGAAACATATAAGAAAATACTGAAAACCTACGTTGTGGGAGAGAATGTACATGGTATGGCATTGTCTGCAATGATATCGACGTATGACTAGAGTAAGTAGGCATCCCACCCTTATATGATGTATCAACCAATAAAAGCTGTAGGATAGTGTTTTTGGTCTCCAACGCCAATATAAAGGTCCGAAAAAATGCACAGAGTAAACAATACTGTAAGGATAATACTTACAGGATGTACCGTAACTACGTCGCCTATGTAAGTCCAGTCCAGTGCAAATCTGGTGCCTCTGGTTAACACGCGCAGGGGATATAGTTGGTAAAACGGCTGAATTACGATGAAGTGTGACCGCCAGGCCTTGTTCGTTCATGCGGGATAAAAAAGTGGAATGACCAGCAGGTAATGCAGACCTGAAATCAATAGTGATTACGCGACGAAGAGCCCGCGTTCAAAGGCTGACGTGAATTCAATGTTGTTGGTAAGCGAACAATGTTGTCTATTTTAAAAATGCCCCACAGAACCAAAAAGCTGTGGTAAGCAATAAGGATAATTACCTGACAATTAACCAACCAAACCAATATCATTTATGTATTTCGATTCGACACAGTACACTCCAGTATTGAAAGAGATCCAGATACATGCTTAGACGGATAATAATAGAAATCGCTACTGTTATTGCTATACTACTTAGTCCCTGAACACACGTGACCTTGTGTTATATACTAAATATGAATAATAACTTTAAGCTAAGATGGTTTCTATGAAAATAAGTCAACGCGAATAATTATAAATAACATTATTAACGACATGTCCCCCGATAGACAAATTACGTTAATTATAAGCGGAATAATAAGCCGTTAACTACCGTTGTATGGATAGTAAATTAGCCATTTTTTGATTGAGTCGGAGTCAAGTGCCAACCGTGACTGAGAAATAATTGACAGAATACGAAACGAAGCGAAGCATAGACCGCAAATCTATGTGGGTGGAAAGTATAAAGTCGTATACCAAAAATGTGATGGGCAGCTTATCAACTGATTAGACGCAGTGATATAATCGTATGCAGGAACCACTACCTCCTGTCTCGAGGTATGTGCAAAGAAGATGAGTGGGTGACAAACATGATAAGGTATGAGGTGGAATTCCTCCAGTATTCGTGCACTATAAATAAAGAGGCAAGCACTTGCCAAGATAAAAAATCAAGCCGTAGAGTCGTTGACCCCCCTGAAGGTGAGACTGTTCGATAAAGAAACGTACTCCTCACGTTAAGTAGGAAAAGGTAAATTAGCGACAGCCTAATCACATTCCTGATAATCTGGATGTGTGAAAATGTTGACAACATTAGAGAAAATCTGTGGTTAAATGACAATCGTGGTGAATCTAAGCATACTTGGAAAATACGCTAAAGATATCACTAACTTTCGTGGGAAGAACCAAAATTTTGCCGTTTAGGATGCGAAAGCTTAGCACTAGTTGGTTCATTTAAGAAGTAGGCATTAAATTGTCTATTATTGTTTTACAAAAAATAAACAAAATGATCTTAGTAAATTTTGTACTTGATTGTACAACATCAATGTTTGCAGTTTTATCGCAGACAGAAGAATTTCCTAATGACGGGCATAGCTGATCATACCGTTTGATCCCCGATAGAAAGAACCAACTTCGAGTTGTGTAAGTCTATCTAGCTAGGAAACAACCTGTATGGATTGACCAAAAACATCCCTCTCATAAGCACGGGTAAAGATGTATATAAAAATTGAAAAGACATCCGAGAGCCTTTGAGCCAAGATGTTAAACTATCATATCTCAAAGGTAACGCTACACCTTTTGAAGTAGCATATTATTAATCTTATCGTTAGTTAATCAATAACGATATCAAAAAGGATAAGACATATGGAAACAAACGTAAACATGGCGGTAGTAGAAAAGAACCGCAAGCAACTTAACATTATTGGAGGCCTCCTTGGCGGAAAGTATTTCACCCTCGGTGCAGTAGAGTCGTACCCCGACTTCGACCGCGTAAAGCTTGAGAACAGCAACAGCGGTTCTAAAGATTTTATGCCAAACCGCACTCCTGTCCGCTACGTCGTACGCGGTTATGACGTAGTATCTCAGCAGATTAAGACCAACGTAGATGGTTCTACCGTTGTGATCTTCAATCCTGGAGAGAAATCTGAGGCAAGTGCCGCTATCATTGCTGGTAGCAATCCATTCAATCGTCCGATTGAGGAGGCTATGAAGGAGTCTCTCACCAACCCTGGTTCTAATACCATCTATGCAGATGGCGAGGCTCTTGCCAAGAAGGCAAACGAGTTGAACCAGATTGAAGTTGCTCGTATCAACGCATTTATTGCTCAACTGACAAAGATGCGTGACGGTCTCATTTCTACTATTAAGAACAATTCAGATCGTGCCAACGAGTACACACAGCAGATTCTTAGCTCTACTCCTAAACAGGCAGTAGGTGCTCCTGGTTCTCCTACCATTGTAATCTCTCCTGCTAATCACGAAGAGTAAACAATATGGAGAGTTGTGGTTCTCTTACAGCCAAAAGCTGTGATTTGATACAGGCTCTCCTTAAGGAACCAAAGATTTATGATCGAGTAACTGCTCCTATCAAACATAGTGAGCGTTACACTTCGGTCAAAATCGTCCGTGAAAACGGATTGATTCAGTTGGGTAAATACAGTTGGAACTCTCCGTTAGGTAACTTCTGGAATAACCTTATCAAATGTAAGAAAGACATCTCATTTGAAGAGTTCGCTCTTCGTGTATGGGATGCATTGGTCGATATGACAGCTGGAACCAAGGCTGCAACACCAGTCTTAGAAGGACTGGGTCACGAAACTCTTATGCGAGGTATTCGTGAAAAGAATTGGAACTGGCTTGTAGATCGATTCTTCGACATTGTACGCCATTTAACATCAGATGGATATTGGAAAACTAGTGGGCTTAATTCACACACCCAAAAAGAGTCACCATCTGACAGTAATAACAAAGTTGTGATACACGTAAAAGATACACCTCAACCTGTAACACCAGTTACATTTAAGGTTGTCGATTGCGTTGGAAATGTATTCGAAATATTGAATGCTCGATGGATTGGTGGAAAATAATGCGGGTACGCTAAAAGCCTCTGCGGGGGCTGTGAAGACTTCTTCGGGAGATCAACACATGTACGTGCTATTATATACAAATCAATTTATCTAACATTTTATATTAGAATATTCCAAAACCATATGTCTAAAATAGGGAACATGCTCTGCGGGGCATTGAGTATACTTCTGCGGGAGACTTACTCTAATCCCTATTTAGACATTCTTTGGTTTACCTCGGTTCTTTAAACATTCTTTGATTTATCTTGGCTCGTAACCAATTTAAATCGCGCAAATGACTTCTCGAATTCAACTAATGTTTAATTTAATCAATATAATATGGAAAATAAGACAATCAAGTTGAATTCAGGTAGTATAATCATCATTCGTAAGAACCTCGATCGTAAGATTAACGATTATTGGCGCATTATTCGAAGTGAAAACGTAATGAGTAAGAAAGCCAAGAAAGCAGGTTTAGGTTCTAACTATGACCTTAAAGCTCTCTATAATGAGATTACTCAAATGGCTAACAAACGAATCATGATTAAAGGAATGCTACAATACCTCAATATGGGTATCACTATGTTTGACATAGAGGCATTTAAAAAGACGAACAATTACTCCATCTTCGCTGCCGGTGAGGCTAAAGAGGCAATTGCCCAGTTGAAGATGATTAAAACTATAAACCCAGCTCTTAAAGCAGAGAAGGGCTTGGACAAGCTTAGCAAGATAGAAACATTTACATCTGCAAAGATTGCATCCCTGATAAACAAACATCAAATGGAGGCAAATAAGCACGATGCAGCATTGGATAAGTTCAATAAGAACACAATGATTGACCTTGCTAATTGTTCAAATAATTTTATCGATGACATAACAGTATAAAGTTATCGATAGACTAGATTTGTATGTGGACAGCTGATATTATATCAGAGGGATTCGATGCTCCCACCTAGTCACTAAGTCGTAATAACGACACATGTTTAATTTAATAATATCAAATTATGAAGAAAAATACCATAGTAGACACTGCCAATAATGGTCAGAATACAACCGAGAATACAGTAGATAACACAAGTAAGCTCACAAAAGCAGAGCGTCGTGAACAAAATTATGTTGCATTCCGTGTCAACGCATTAAAAAGAAGATGCAAGAGATGTGGATTGTCTGAAGAAAAGACTAATGCATACGTAGAAAAACTGAAAGAGCTCCTGGCATCTCCTAACACATATGACATATATGTGTTCTTTCCTCAAAAGGATTACAAGATGATATCGGCTATAGTGAACAAGCACATAGATACAAAAGCCAACGATAATATTATCATGGAATACTGGATGAAGTTCGTAGGAGATAACGAATTGCTCAATAAATTACGAGAAGTTCTACCAGACAGCGCAAAGATACAACCGCTAGTACGCAAGAAACGAATTGATTTTGACGATGGAGATAACGTCGTACAAAACAAAAAGGTGCCGAAAAAGAAAGTCGCAAAGCGGAAAAGCAAAATAGAAAAGCGAGCAGAAGCTAAGAAAAAGAAGAACTTAGCTGATGTCAGAGCCTCTAGAAAGGCAAAAAAGGCTACTATTGTGCCTATCCGAAAGAATAAAAATAGTGGCAAACAACTTAAAAAGAAAGCAGCATAAATGCATTACATAGAGAAATTAATATGGGACATAGCAGCATTCGTATTAAGGTTCGTAGAAGAAAAGTAGCGCACCTTGCAACCAATTCTCGTAAATATACGGTTAATAACAATACAATACCCCAGTTCGAGAACAAGCATCGTAAAATAGTTAAAAACGATGCTGGAGAGTATGTATATGATGATTCTTGGAAGAAGATGTCATATCCACAACCAAAGAACTTAGGTAAAAAAGAGTACAGAGACTATTCTCTTATAGAAAAGACTTTGTTTAAGAATCTATCAAAAGATGAAAAAATGAAAGCCTTTGTGGATTATAAGCTAGAAAAGTGGATTAAACGAAATCCATGTCCAGTAAAAACAGATGATTCACAAAAAGACCTGTTTGAATCTCAATTCCTACCTGAATGGGAAGAAAAGAAGAAAGCAGCGATTGGTAACATAGAACGTTTGGTTACGGCTATGTTTAATAAACTACCACTAATAGGCCGATTCGAGGTAAAACCTCACGTATATGAAGATCATCTTATTGCAAAAATAAAAGATGCTCATAACGAAGGCCATAATGTCAACATATTAGACTCAAAAAAGTCTAAGTTGATATTAAAAGCACAGGCAATTACCACTGCCACATGGAAAGACCATAAAAACATGACATGTGCGGTATTAAAATCTCACGGAGGAAAAACTGGAGGGGTGTTGGTACCAATAAAAAAGAAAGTGGCATAACCTGGGAAGCGTGTACAGCATAATATAGCTGTAGGGGGATTATAACCCCCACACGCACTAAGTATAACTAAGAACCTGAGAGTCATGTGGATACGAAACAAAAAAGTATATGTCTACGACATAGAAATATTTCCTAACGTATTCCATTGTTGTGCAAAGGACACAGAGACCGGAGAACTATACAAATTTGAAATATCAGAAAGAAAGAACCAGCTGGATAAACTAGTTGGTTTTTTCGTATCTGGTACTGACAAAATGTTCTGCGGGTATAATAACAAACACTACGATGATGTTATTATAAACTATATTATAGACTATTACAACAAGATGCAATTCTTACCGTATTGGAAAATATGTGGCTCTCTGTTCAATCTTTCACAAACATTGGTAAAAGACGAGGATGAAACAAGAGATAAAGTCAAAAGATGGAGGTATGCAAATTACTTCTATTCTATGGACTTATTAACAATGTTGTTTAGTAGAAAATTGCGTGTAGGACTGAAAACAATGCAGATAACAATGCGTTATAAAAACGTATATGAGTATGAAGGAGATTTTGAAAACAATCTTCCTGCATGTGAAATAGACAATATGATATCCTACAATATAAACGACGTTAACTCAACAGAAGAGTTATTAAACAAACTGAAGGGTGATGTCGAATTGCGATTATTTATTGAACACGAACACGGAATTGATTGTTTATCGATGGATTCTGTGAAAATGGCAGAAACCTTTTTGTTAGAAGAATATTCTAATAAATCAGGTATTCCGAAAAATGTTATAAAGGAAATGAGATCTCCAATGGACTATATTCCATTGAAAGATGTCATTCTGCCATTTATAAAATACAAAAACCCAAAGTTACAGAGCATTTTAGAGGAAATGAAGGAACAGGTAGTTTACTCTAAAGAGCGAAAAGGCTACGAGAAGAAGTTTGTTCTCTCGAATGTGGTGTATTCTATAGGAGTTGGTGGTATACATACTATACATACTCCTAAAATATTCCTCCCTAAAGATGACGAGTTTATTGGACACGCTGACGTAACATCAATGTATCCGTCTCTATTGATTAAATATCAATGGGGGCCTCGCCACTTAGGAAAATTATTTTGCGATATATTCTCAAATTTGTATAAAGAGAGAATAGAAGCAAAACGTACTGGTCAAGACCTTAAGAACAAGTTCCTAAAAATTGTGCTTAATTCTCCTACAGGCAAGATGCAACAGGAGGTAAGTTGGTTATATGATCCATTTAACGTATTCAAAATTAGAATTAACGGTCAGTTGATTTTATTGATGGTTGTGGATCGCTTATTGTCATTGGGCTGTGAGATTATCCAATGCAATACAGATGGTGTAGTTTATAGATCAAAAAAGACTTCTGCAAATAGAATTCAGGAAGCTATAGCAGAAGTAGAATCTATAACCCAACTTAGTTTTGAAATAGATGAGTACGAAGCGTTTTATCAATACGCTATAAATGACTACTTTGGTGTCATTAAAGGATGGTCAAAATCTCATAATCCAAAATTGATAGAAAAGAAAGGCATGTTTATAACAGAAACAAAACTTGGTAAAGGCTTAGCACCGGTTGTAATACCAAAAGCTGTTATAAATTATTTCTTAACCGGACAATCCGTTGACGAGTTTATTAAAAACGATAACGATATATATGATTTTCTAATGACACAAGCTGTCGATAGAAAGTTTAAAGTTGAACATGGAGATAAACCAATTCAACGAATAAATAGGTTTTATGCATCAATAAATGGTGCATACCTATATAAAGTTAAACAAAATCCAGATGGAGAACTGCAATATAACAACATGTTGACAAAATCTGGAGTAACTGTTTTAAATAAACTCGATGATCGCTTAATGGTAGACCGAAAGGTAAATTACCGTTACTATATCAGCGAAGCCAAAAAGATAATTTCTGACTTTACTGAACAACAATTAGAACTTTTTTAACCAACTTAGAACCGACGAGTCAATAGTATGATTTTAGAAGTAAACACTGATCTCCTAAACCTAGGAGATATAAATAACAATCAGTTAATCTTCCTAAGTTTGATATTGAGTAAGAATCAAAAATTAGATCAAAGCGCTCGTAAATTAGTCAGCCTTATTGACGACGTTGAAATATCAGACTTAATTGATAAAGGATATGTCACTATGATAGAGAATAGTGATACGGTAACATATAGTATAACAGAGAAAGCTAACGAAGTTCTTACCCTAAAAAAGAACTATTTTGATCTGTTTTACGAAATGTACCCTGTATATGTTATTAGAAAAGATGGGTCCAAAAGCTATTTGCGTGCAAACGTAAATAAGTGTAGAAACATGTTCAATACTAAATGTGGTCATAATCCTGCAACAGCAGAACACCTAATTAGATGTCTAGAATACGAACTAGCAAAACGTTCGCGCGAAGGCTCTAGTGGGTATATGATGACCATGTGGAATTGGTTAACAAGAAACCAATGGGAAGCAATTGAAGATGAAATGAACGATGAGTCAAAAGCTACAAAAGCGTATGGAACAGAATTTGTCTAAAATCGTTAGACCAATGAGCGTAGTAACGAAAGAAGCTATCGCTTATATGGCAGGAAGACGAGAACATAATATAGTATCCCTAAAAACGAGATGGAAAAAGTTTAACAAGCAATGTATGGGAGGTATTGAACCAAATACCGTTTATACCATAGTTGGCATCTCGGGAAGCGGAAAGAGTTCAATGGCGAACTTAATCCAAACTGACTTGATAGATTGTAATCCTAATGAAGAAACTATAATTCTTACCTTTTCATTAGAAATGGTTGGATTTAGGCAAGTTGGAAGAACAATTTCTAACAAAATTAGAAAAACAACTTCCACCCTGTATAGTTCGGAAACGGACCTAGACGATGATACATTCAGAAAAGTCATAAATGTTTCCAATCAGCTAAAGGAGTATCCTATCTACTTTGTAGATAATCCGATGACTCCCATGCAGGTAAATGAAGTTATTATGAGTTTCTATAACGAACACGTTAAAGGAACAAATAAACACTTTGTTATCATATATGACCATACTTTATTAACAAAACCGATTGGTTCTGTATTAGAAACAATTAGTGAGTTAGAAAGAGTCTTTATCCAAGTAAAGAAACTTCCTCTAACTTCTGTTATACAGCTTGGTCAAATGAATAGAAATATAGAATCTTCAGAAAGAATAAACAATCCATCAAACCACTACCCTATGCGTAGTGATATTTCGTCGTCTGACGCAGTATTCCAAGCGAGTGATTACGTATTAGTATTACACCGACCAGAAATCCTTGGTATATCAGAATACGGACCAAGTCATTTGCAGACAAGTAATAAGGTGTACTTGCACATCTTGAAAAATAGAGATGCGGGAAAACCTTGTATAATCGAATTCGAGAACGAACTGATGTACAATAATCTGATAGAATGCTGATAGACGATATAGTATACACATTTAAAAAAGGCTGAACATATGAAAAACTATATTTTTGATTTTGATAAGAGTAATAACACTAGTAATGCAATCTTTAACTTTCGTGCTGAGAAGCCCGATTATTCTAAGATGCTCGATGATCTTATTATTGCTGATGTAATGGATAAGAACTATTACCTGAACACCACCAATACTACAAGTAAGACCACGACTATTGACGATGTAGCTACTTTTATCGATGCCAAGAATTTTCTTGCCAACTATGGTAAGAATAATACCCCCTATGTATATGGTGTAACATATTACATTGGTAATACTCCTGTAATCTTCTTTGAGGACTCTATTCAAATTGGCTTTGATCTGTATTTTTATAACGATTTTAGCAAAAAGAGTTTCTTTAATCTTCTTCCTAAGAAGACAAAGAAGACAATTGTTGATATTTACGTAAACGGTTTAAAAATTAGTGTTATTCAATAAAAATGAGCACATTAGTACTACCTACCAAAAAAGTTCCAGCAACTTCAACAAATCCACAATATCTTGTTCTCTATGGTTTACCTAAAACAGGTAAAACTAGTGCTGTAGCACAAATAGAGAACAATCTTATTATAGACCTAGAAGGCGGATCTAAGTTTATCGATGCTCTTGCCGTTCAAGCAAGAACAATCGCAGACTTAGGTGAAATTGCTCAAGCCATTCGAGCTAAGAACGAAGAGGTTGGACATAAATTCTATAAGCACATTACTATCGATAATGCGACACGACTCGAAGACATTTGTATGTCTTATGCCTGTACATTATATCGTTCTACCGAACTGGGTAAAAACTGGAAAGGAACAGATGTAACAACACTACCACGAGGTGCAGGTTATAAGTACTTACGCGATGCTGTAAAGAAAGTAATCGATATGTTTAAAGAACTGTGTGATCAATTTATATTGATTGGACATGTTAAAGATAGTATAACAGAAAAAGACGGACAAGAAGTAAACGCAAAAGAAATCGATCTAGTCGGAAAACTCGGTAGAATTATATGTGGACTAGCAGATGCTGTGGGTTATATGTATCGTAAAGGTAACGAAACCCATATTAGCTTTAAGAATAGTGATGAGGAAACCATCATGCAAGCTAGAGCAAAGCATATTGCAGGAAAGGATATAGTTATTGCCACCGGAAACGAAGACGGTTCCATTACTACGTATTGGGATCGTGTGTATAAACCAGAAGTATAACTCAGAGTTAAGAATTATGTATAGTACAAAAACAGCAACAACAAATAATCAGGAATTCACAGGTTCTTACATGCCTGTAGGTATTAACGAAAATATAACCCTTAAAGAGGTAAATGTAAACAAAACCCAAAACGGTCGAGATTTCTTAGAGATTATCTTCGAAAACTCGGACGGCCAGACCGCAAGTATGACGGAATGGAAAAACGAAAAGAATCAATGGATTAAGACAGACGAAGAATTACAGAGACGCGATAACGTTCAGTTTGGACGCATCTGTCAAATCATTGATTGTTTCTATGATAAGCGTCCAGACGCTGAACTAAATACTTTTATAGACATGATTAATTGGGTAAAAGGTATTCTTGACCCAATGATCGGCACCAATAAGCCATTGCGACTTAAGGTGTGTTATGACAAAAAGGGTTATACCCAAGTAAGTCAGAACGGTATTTTTGTTGAGAAAATGGAAATAGCAGACTCGCAGATAAAGATCTTTAAAAAGGATCTTATGGAGCGTCCTGTATCCGCAGATACAGAACAAAACGACCCGCTTAATCTCCCACCAAGCATTATTCCGGACACTGTGAGTGAAAATAAAAACCCTGCAGACGATTTACCTTTTTAATCGCTTGCAGGTTGGTGGAGCAGTCAATTCTATTGACCTAGAGGGGTGAAATGCCCCTCCTACGGCTCGTCAGGGTGTTGAGAAACACAGACATGGACAACTTAATATCTAATATCATAACGAAAGGTTCGTTTGTTCATAGTTGTTTTATGATGACATAGTTACTAGTCCACGTAGGGTTCGATTCCCTACGGAGCCACATAAAGAGTTTTAAACCATGTATAGTACAAAAACAGCAATTACAATGAGTCTAAAAGACTTATTGAATAAAGTTGATGATTATACAATATACTCATATTATTTAGGCAACATAAAGCCAGGAAAGCTTATAAATAGTCCATTAAGAAATAATGATAAGATGCCTTCATTTGCTATATTTTATAGTAGAGAAGGTGCTTTGTTGTTTAAAGACCACGGTACTGGAGTATCTGGTAATGCACTAAAATTTATGAAGCTTTACAAGGGGTTACAAACAAGAGATGAACTCGAAAGAGAACTGTTGCGTATAGTTAGAAGGATTAATCCTACTAATGTACAAATTAATACTACAAAAGAATATACATCTAGAGTAGATACAGACATCGGTATTGTTCGTCAACCTTTCACTGAGATAGACAAAAGATATTGGAAGCAATTCCACATATCTATTGATACATTACGACGATATAATGTATTTAGCATAAAATACTTTCTTTGTAATAGAGTCGTCAGAGGAACCTACAAAGAAGATAGTCCTATGTATGCATATAAAGTGTATGATAAATTTAAGATTTATCGTCCATTAGCCTCTAAGTATACTAAATGGCGTACCAATCTGACAAATCGGCACGTACAGGGACTAGCCGAGTTACCAAAAGAGGGTGGTGATCTCCTAATCATTACAAAATCTCTAAAGGATGTAATGTGTTTGTATGAGATGGGATTTTATGCTATAGCTAGCTCAAGTGAAACCACATTTATTCCAGAAGACATATTAAAGTCTTTACGGGGTAAGTGGAAAAAAATGCTTATATTGTATGATCGTGACAAAACAGGAATGCAAAAAGCAAGAGATTATAGTAAACGCTATAAGCTACATGCATTCTTTGTAAACAAAAAATTTAACGCAAAAGACATATCTGATGCTGTAAAAAATAATTCATTTAGCGATGTGAAAGCGTGGCTAGATAAAACATTAACCCCTTATACAAGAGACTATGATCCATGAAAAAGCAGGGTGGTAGGGTAAAGAATGCGACATCGGTCGATAAGTATGGAATCCATTTTAGGAGTAAACTCGAACTCTATACTTATGAAGCTTTTATGAAAGCTGGTATACCAGTAAAATATGAGCCAAAGCATTTTACACTACTTCCAAAGTTCGAGTATTTGGGCGAAAAGATTCGCCCTATTACATATCTACCAGACTTTATAGGAAAAGGATTTGTGGTAGAATGTAAAGGTCTTATAGGAGATTCATTTCCTTTAAGATATAAATTGTTTAAATATTACCTGAAACGACACAGATCTAAAATGACATGTTATCTTGTGAGAAATCACAAGCAGGTAGATGAAATGATTCAAGAACTTTTAAGTCAGAAACAAAATGAAAAACAATAACACACAAGAGTTTGTATCACATAACGGTAAAATAATTCCAAAAGTAGAAGGAAGCGATTATTCGCTTGTCAACGGAAAAATATATAATGTAGAGCAAGATAGATTCACAGATGAAGTATATTTGGTAGAAGGAAATGATTTCACATTTCCTAGTAATTATTACTTAACCAATGATGACATTAACTTTGAAAATCGTATATTGACTACATTTGAGAATACAGAAAAGAAAACTACAGGTGTGTTGTTAAGTGGATTGAAGGGTTCTGGAAAGACCCTTTTCGCTAAACATTTAGCAAAAGAATCTAACTTACCAATACTTGTAATAAATAAATCCGTTGCATCTTGTAATATAGAATCATTTTTCTCAAAATTTAAAACAGATGTATGTATAATCTTCGATGAAATTGACAAATATTGGGTTACAAAAAACTTACTTGACTTCTTTGACGGAGTATCTAATACCCTAAAGAAATTAGTAATTTGTACGTGTAACGAAGAAGATGATATATCTAAATATTTTATAGATAGATGTTCTCGTATTCGATACAATAAAACATATAAAGGACTAACAAAAGATATTGCATTTAAATTGATTGAAGATAGAATTAATGATGAAGCTCGTACAACTGAAGCTATTGATTATATCTTTAATAATGTAAGAACTATATCTTTTGATAACGTTAATACCATTGCAGAAGAAATGCAACTGTTTAAGGATGATTCTATCGAAACTATCGTAAAAACGTTAAATCTTAAATTGCGATGATGGATTTATCTATACCGTATTATGAAGATCTCACAAGGATCTCAAACTCTAATATAGGCTGGTTCCTTAGTAAGGGGCCAGCCTTTTTACATAAGATGCTAACAAATCCTCCAAAAGAAGAAAAAAACGCTGTTTTGGAGCGTGGAACGATGATACACGAGTATTTGTTACAGCCAGAAGAGTTCGATAAGGACTACGTTCTTTACAACAAACGTAGACCTTCTTCTGCACAACAGGAGAAGTTCTGTCAGGCTATAGCATCTTCCCTTGAAATAGAGCCAAATAGAGCCGTTTTAAACGCATACAAAGACACTTATAGCATAGTTGGTAAGTCGGAGGAAAAAATGCTCTCAGAAGGCTTAAAAATAGCCTCAGAGCTTAAGGATTATATTGAATTACTGAAGTCAAATGACAATAGAAAAATAATATCAGACTTCGATTCATACATGTTGAACCGTATAGGAGAAACTGCAAAAAATCACTGGGCATTCCAATGGCTTTTCAAAGAAATCCCAACGTCTATGGAAGTTCACCACGAATTCCATATAAATTGGGAAAAGTACACGTATTATGGTATGGTTAAATGCAAATCTTTATTAGATTATGTAGCGTTCGATTTTAAAAACAAACGCTGCATTATTGCAGACCTAAAAACTACTCAAAATATATGGACTTTTGAACACAGTATCGATAAGTATGATTATTTAAGGCAACTTGAATATTATACTCAAGCTGTAAAGTGGTATTTAGCTATAGAAAAGCACGAAGATCCATCACAATGGAAATTTGATAGGTATTTTATACCTATAGATACTACAGGAAGCTATGAAATTCGTGTGTTGTATGTAAAAAATAAAGATATCATTACCCGTCAATCTACTATAGATGATGCTCTAAATAAAATAGGATGGCACCTTGTTAACAATAAATGGGACCATTCTTTAGAGTATTACAAGAATGATGGGATAGAACAAATAACTTATAAACAGAATTTTAAATCAGATTTATAATTATGGATAACAAGAAAAACATTAATGTAGAATTTACACAAGAAGATGAACAAGTAGTAATCGTTCCAGACGAACTTCCACGAATAGAGTTTGATATAGAAGATGATCCTTTTCAGATACTATTTGATGAAGGTGATATTATATTGTCAAACTTTAATTTTAAGCCCGCAGCATGAGCTTAATACGTGACACATATACTATAAACGTTGCATCTTGTTGTGTACAAGATATAAAAGTATTGTGTTATGGAACATTTATAAAGACTGATGTAAAACAGATTGGAACAAAATGGGAAGCTCTGTTTTACATTAAAGTGAATTCAGCTAAAGAGTTAAAACGAACCATTTGGTTTTGTAAACAAGAACCAAATTATGTTGGATTTTCTTTAATGAGTGATAAACAAATTGCTCTTACTTTTAAAGTACCGTATACACATACATTATCTGTAATGTATTACAATACGTTGCATAATTGTTTTTAATTGTTTGGTTATCAAAAAACCCGGGCCGCTCGTGAGAGTAGCTCGGGTTTATTTTTTTATTACCAAGGTTCACCGGTAAAAGGTTTATATTCAAGAATATTATCCTCTGGTTGCATTTTAAATGTTTTATTCTCAAGGAATTGTCTTTTAGCCTTAGAATTTAAATATTGTTCTATTATATTGTGGTATGGAGTCATTTTTACAACTGTACGTTGCCATTTTTCCCAACCTTTATATGTACCACGTTCAATTTCGTCGTCAGATCCTATATCTGCTATAGATCCAAATGCACTTGACGCATCATATAGCATATCTTCGCGTGTAAACATTCTAGAAACAATATAAGAAGCTCCTTTTTCGATAGCATCAGATCCGCTTTCTACCTAATCTAATACAGATGTTGCAGCAGAAGGTGTTCTAAATGTATTGAACAAGTCTGTAGTTCTATACATACTAAAAAATTCCCACTGAAATTGACGCATACATAGCGCCATAAATTGCTTCCACCATGAATCATCGTCACCATCAGCTAATAGGCACGCAAGGTTTGCTAATTGTGAAACAACCATATAGTATAAACCTATACGCCAAAGAGTAGCCTTTATTGCTGCTTTGTTTGCTTGACTGCGTTTAGCTCGCATTTCAGAACCAAAGTCATTAAAAAACTCATCGTTTATTTGGCGCATTGATTTTTTACCAATGCCGTTTTTTGCATTTGTATATCGTTTGTATCCTCCTATGGCACTAAAAATAGCGACAGATATTAACGCACCAAGCCATCCTCCAAAAGCAAGACCAAGAGAGGCTGCCATTGGAGAACCGAGTAGCATATTGTTAGCAAAAACCTCAGACAAATAGTTGTACATTACACGAATCTCTCCGTTTTTATATTGCTGCATATCATAATCGTATACTTGAGCGGTGAATCCTTTTTGCAATACTACAGGAAGGTATTGTCTATGAATCATAATCATAGAACCCATAATACCCTACATAATTGCAGATTTTTGTAACTCTGTTTGCATACCATCTGCTTGTTCTGTTAATTTTTCAACAACAGACCTAACTTTTTCGATTACGTCATTAAATGCGTCTTTGTATTTTTTATCAATATCTATTATAGTATGTTCAAGTCCGTCTTTTTCGCCTATTTTCGTACGAACTTTCATAACATCGTATAAAGAAATAGCAGTGCTATGTTGATCTATTTTTTTCGCACGTTCTTCTTTTGGCAAATAATAGTATTTTGATTGTATTTCATTCTTTGTTATAAACTCCCCGTCTACGAATCTGTAACTGTGAGTTATACTTGCCATCATAGTACCCTTAGCTAAGAAATCAACCGTTGAAAGAAATCCAAATATACTGTTATCTATAATAGCATTTACCAAACGATTTCTATTAGTATGTTTAGACATTTTATCTCCCATACCAGCTACATTAAAATAACTCATCTTAACTATAAGAGGGTCTTTGCTGTTTTTATTTGCTATATTATTTATACCTCCACCTGTCTTTAACAGATTGAGTGCCATTTCCTAAATTCCAAACCTAGCGTCTGATGGATCATAATATTGCTTCGTGAGTGCTTGCAAACCGAACTCAGATATAGTTGATATAAAACCAACAAGCGCAACTTTTGGACTAGCTCCAAGATTTAACGCAGTTGCAGTATTTTTCCAAACACCAGCAAACTTTGTCCAATTAATTTTTACAGGACCCCAGTTTGACACATACGCGTTTCTGCGAACATTGTACAAGTTCATTTCTAAAAACTTTGACGCAGCCTCAAACGCGCGGTATCGTTTTGTAGTAGCAGTTTCAGTAGTATCTTTATATTTTCCTCTGTTGTCCATAAAGTCAACTATAGATTCGCATTTATCACGAATGGCCATTTTCTCATAGTATTCTGTTGACATTTTATAGTAATCGCACAATATACCAACAAGGTCTGACGAGATCTGTGACGCATCCTATAGGCGTCTTGTGTAATACTGAGGAAGAATATGAAACGGTCTACCATCTGGGTAAACACCGATAGGCTTTTGTACTGTTTCTAGAGTTGTTTCGTCTGTTTGAGTATCTAATGCTGCACTAGAACCATATTCCATGGCGTCATCTGGATTATAAAGAAAACCGAGTTTTTCAAGAATAGCTCTACCCATAACTCCAAATTTAGTAGAGATTTTCTTTTTATCGTAATCGCCTGTTATAGAATTATAAACAGAAAGGCTTCTGTGAAACCAAGGGTGTTTCTTTATTCTTTTCCATATACTACCAGTTTGTTGAGGTAATAAATAATCATCGTGATATATACGATTAGTTTGTAATGCGTTTGCCTCTTTCATGGTGGCAAGCGTCGCATCATATAGTGCTTTTAGAGTTTTGCTTTTATCTATTTTATCAAAAGCTTCTTTGTTATCGTACAATTTTGCATCTGGTACAAATGAAGTATTATACGATTCATCAAAGTCAGGATCTATATACTTTTCGTTACCCTTCTCTTCAGAGAACTGGTTTCCAGGAACCCATTCCATAAACTCATCGTCTTTGGCTACCATTTTAGTACTCCAGTTATATGGAGATATTTGAGGATCATATATACCCATCATCATGTCTGTATAATCTGGTTCCGTCTCGTAACCATAATTTTTCATCAATATTACAAATAGATCTTCATCCACACGACCATCTTCCATAGTAGCAGTGTCTCTAGCTTTATTATATACCTACTTATAATATTCAGTCTCTTCAAATCGCATATACGTTGAAATAAGGTCACTCCAGCGAGTAACAAGATCTTTAAAATCTTTATCTTGATTCTTTTTGAATTTTTCTTTAAGTTCTGTTTTCTTTCTATTAAGTTCTTTTAGTTTTTCTACAAAGCTATCCTTCATGACTTGAACAATCACTCTACCAGACTGGTCTCTTAAAGGAGCTAACATTTCTTTTATTTCTGCATCTATCTTGTTATACTCCTCACCGTAATCAACCTTAAAACCACGCATTGCTTTTTCTATTTTTTCCCAAAGCGGTGATTTACCGTTTTCGTCTAGTTTAAATACGCGTTTGGAGTTTCTAAACATCCATCGATTATATGTTTTTTCGTCGAACTTAGCAATACTATTTATATCGGCTTTCCATTCTTCGTACTTAGCAGCATCAAATCCGTCATAAGTTTTTCCTTCTCTCTTTGCTTTAACGTATTTTGAAAACGCCGCCTCGTCACCAATTTCATGATCTGTTCCTTTTGTAAGATTACATTCGGCTTTAATTTCTTTACGCCATTGTTCAAGGTTTTGATACTTACCGAACGCACGAGGATCATATACATTATTTATAGTACTGCATTGTTTTATGATTTCATTTCTTTCTTCTATCCAGCGTTTTGATATTTCTCTTTTAACCGGTTTCTTTTTTCCACTATCATCAACTTCATCATCGTTGTTTGCTTCTTTATTTCCGTAAAGAGTATTTCTTAATCTTTGTAGAGCTCTTGCATGTTCTAATGCAATTCCAGATTTTTTATTTCCGTACTCATTATAATCGCTATATAAAAACTTTTTACGAACCTATAACTCTAGTAATTTTTCATAATCTGGATCAGAGAGCTGTTCTAAATGCACAAGCTTTTTATCTTTTTCACCTTTTTTCTTATCTCCTTTTTTTATTTCAGTAACTGGGTGTAAAAGGTTGTTTATCTGCAGGTTTATAGCATCTAGTTCATCTTTTGCTAATTTTGGTACTTGAGCCCATGCGGAATAGTATTCTGCTTTATATCTACGATGACCGTTTGCAGCTTTAAATTGATTTATACACTCGTTGTATGCAGTTCTTATAGTGTACTGGTAATCTTCTACTTTTGGAAGGCCTAACTCCTCTCGTTGTCTTTCAGTAATAATAGTTTCGTTGTTAGGAGCGATTCTATTTTTTTCTGGAAGGCTAGCATAACCCTCCAACTTACCAAACATATCATTAAACTGTTTGTTTAACGTTACGTATTTTTCATCAAGCTTGTTATAATATTTTCCAAAGTTCAACTTTCTTACTATATATCCAGTAGTAATACCGTTATCTTTTTCATATATATCGGTTACACTTTCGTTAGCACCAAGCTGGTCTTGTAATTCCACAAGAAGTTGTCTTTTCTCTGCAAGCTTTCTATTAGATCGTTGAACAGCATCATTTACAATAGAATACAGTGCTCTTACAGCAGCGTTAGTTGAAGAGTCTTGTGAGAATAAGTTTTGCTCTAACCACGAAACGTCTGTTTGTGTAATAGAATTTATTAGAGCACCCTCACCCTTTGTTCTTTGAGACAACGCCAAGAAGTCTCGCATTTCTTCTGTAGACCTAGATTTTTCAGATTGTTCCAATAAAGATTTTTGTGCAATTCGTCCGTTTATAATGTTCAACGCAACCTTAGTATCATTACATAAACCCTCTACATGCTCGATAATCTTCTGCATTTTTTCTAGATCGTCCAGTGTTAGCTTTTCTTCATCGGTTTTTCCTTCATTAAATTCTCGTAAGATATCGTTTTTGTTTGATGTCTCTTTTAATACACCAGACAATTGTTCGGCTATTTCAAGATATACTCCGATGTTACTGTGCATTTGGTACATGTATTCGCTAGCACTCAATGATTGATCTTCGTTTACGACAATGTTATTTATCTTTCTTGCATCTTCCATTAACCGAGGAACAACTTGTTTTAACAACTGATCCATAGCCACATATTTTCCTACAGATTGGTTCTAAAACGATTCTATCTGAGAATCTACTTCACTTAACAGCTTTTGTCTAAGTACGTCATCTTGTAATTGGGACTTCAATGCATCACGTCTAACAAGCAAGTCTTGTATTATATGTTCAAACGAATACGTTTTAGAAGCTTGTTTTTTTCTCCACGTTACTTTAAAAAAGTTGTTTCTTTCAAGCAGATCTAATTTTTTATTTATAGATTTTACGTTTTCCAAAAGTGCTTGATTTTCATAAGCCCAAGATCCAACGTTGTTTTGTATCTGTTGAATTTCTTCTGCTGAAAATTTAGACTATACTTTCTGTTGATTAAATAAGTAAGACGTAAGGTTTTTTTGGTACTCTTTCAACTATTCGGTAGTGTTATATTCAAAAGATGCTTTTTTACTAAAAGCTTTAATAAAGCTTATTATAAAATTTTTCATCTTTTGTAAGAACCCGCTATTTTTATTTGCGTCTGCTCTTTCTGCTAATTTAAAAAAGAATTCTCTTGCAGTAGCGTCTGTTGCAAATACTGCTGCAAATTCTTTTTCGTTTTGTAAAGCATATAGTCCAGATTCTACATCTAATAGCGCAGGATCGTCTTCTTTATACAAACCTCTAAGCTTGGCCCACATTTCATGATTCTTTTTAACAAACGCAAAGTCTTCTGCTGTTACTGGGTTATTTATTATATCTACTGTAACAGCATGAATCATTTCATGTAAAAATGCTTCATTAAAATATGAAAACGTAACTTTATCCATTAAGGATGGATTTATTACTATAACAGAACGTCCGTTTTTATCTGTGTACGTTGACATCAAATCGTAATTTCCTAGATTTCTGTTAATAACTACCTGTACGTCGTGTTTACTTAAAATCTAAGAAAGAACTACATGATTCTATCCAAGTTGACCTTGTCTTATTAAAGAGTCTATTATACTCTTTGATGATACAGCTTCACCACGTTCTAAGGCTTGCACAACGTTAAAATCAAAAAGCTCTAACGTACTAGTAACGAACACAGGATATGCTTTGCGTTTTAACACCATCGCTGCGTCAAAATCCTTATTATTTATCACATCATGCACATCTGGTTCGACTGGGTTTATTTCATCATACCATGCACCATGCTCTTTTGTATATCGGTTTGAATATACATTACTTTTAGCGATTATTGCTGCTCTTGTATCTCCGTTGTAATATTCAAGAAGTTGTCTAAACAACTGTGATTGTTCACCAGACGGAGTATATTCCATAGTGAACCCTTTATTTCTATTGTATACTTTATATGCGGCCTCCATTGCAGAATAATCTCGGCCAGTTCTCTAATTTCTTAGATCTACTGACCGAAATTCTTCTTCAGACAATGGTTTGCCACCAAACGCTTTTATTAGATTATTAAATCCTCTAAAAACACTTTTATTTTTATAATTTGGGCAAAACATATTATGTTGTTTATATTATTAGAAATCAATATCTGCGTCCATATCTGCGTCCATAATTATAGCCGAAGTAAAACCACTTTTGCCGGCATTGTCCTGAGTAGTATCCTGAGATTCTTTTGGTTTGGACTCATTTGAAGACTTTTTCTTAGCAGTACCACCACCAATAGCACACGCCTTGTGTTCTTCAGACGTGTCTTCTGGTTTTTCTTCTTTATCTGTTTTTGGATCTACAGATTCGTCTACAATATCTGCGTTTTGTACAGGAGCTCCTCCAGTAGGATCTGCTGTATTTTCAGAACTTTCATTTTCAGATGGTTTCTCTAATTTAGCAAAAGCATGAACTGCCTTTTTGTATTGCATAGTATCGTTGACGTATGTAGTAGAGTTGTATATTTCTGCATTATTTTCTTTTTCGTATGCACTAATAAGACTATCTAACGATCTAACTACATTTACGCCAAGTGTTCGTGTAAGAGCCTCTATAGTAGAGTTTAACGAGAACTTCTGTCCAGAAGAAAGCAATTCTTGTATACTACCAAATATTTGATTTGCAAGTACATCTTTCATCTTAAGTACAGCAATATCTGCAGCGATATACCCTTTTTCTTTATCGTCATTAAGACGGTTTAATTCTGTCTTCTGTTTCTTAGATCCGTCTTTATATAAAACTTTTATTTCATTAAGTCTATCGTTGTATGCAGAATCAACTTCAGATGAAACATCTATTGCATATCTGTCACTTCCAGGAGAAATAATACCTATTTGTATCTTATTACCTTCTTCTTCGCTTCGTGAAGCAAGCACTTCTTGAACATACGTTCTAAGCTTTTCTAATTGCTCTTCGTTATTCAAACCATCTGCATTAAGAGTTATAATACGCTCAACAGGAGTAGTTTCTTTAAACGACTGTATTTTTGGTAACTCACGAGATTCTTCAGTTGTGTTATTGACAATATGTATAAGTATATCAGAATTATACATGATCTTATACGTTGGACCTGCTGCTCTCTTAAGCGTTGTTCTTCCAACATTAGGTAAATCGTCGTTGTTTACACTCATGTTATACGAAGTATCTTCATAAATATCTTCTGTAGTAACTTGTCTAGCAACAGGTATATCTTCGCTATTCCAATTTAACGTTAAGTTTTCAAACTAATCGTTATCTGTTATATCGTTTACCATGTCTTGTAATACTTTTCGTACTCTAGTCTCAGATACTGATTTTGGAAGTTTATTTTCATCAAACAAAGAAGGAGCATTATCTCCAACATAGTACTCAAAGAACATCCTACCTTTTATATTACGTCCTGCTCTTTGTACAGGAATAAATATGTCGAATGTTTCTGTCTTTTTAGTATCTTTGTTAACCCTTGAATAAGTTCCTACCTTTTTATAAAGAATTGTAACCAATTCGCCGTTACCCATTTTTGATTTTACACTAATATACGGATTCTTTGAGTATCTGTGTGTTATTATATATTGTACAAAACCATTGCCGACGTTTCTACCTTCAATATCAACACCCTATTTATTTACAAGGCTCGATGTTTGTTGTTTACTTTTTATATATTTAGGAACAAGCTTATCGTAATACCAATAGTTTCTAACCATCTTGTCTAAGATGTCATCAGCCAAAAGCTCACGATATTGTTTTGCAGACGTTTTTTTCTTGTTCAACAAAGAAATTCTACCAGAAGACAATCCACTTGTAGCAAGTGCAAGCGTTAAATCATACTGTGCTCTATATTCAAATGGAACAAGATGGAAGAATGAATTTCCTACATTTTGGTCAAACGTTGAATAATAAGCAAATATTGCAAGATCTTTTGCCAGCTATTTGACTTCTTCTTCTTGGTGCTAAAACAACTGATAGAATGCAGTAACAAGTTTTTTCTCATCAATATCTCTATTATCTGTCTGAGAATGCTGCAGCAACATTTTACCAAGCTCGCCTGGTTTTGTAGCAACCTGTGGATTGAGATATTTTAATAACTCATTTGTTACACCATCTTCTTTGTTGCCAAGATCGCTATACTTAGCTTCACCACTTCTTATATCTTGAATGATTTTTGCTACTCGTTCAAAGATAGATTTTTGTTTATCGTTACCAAACAACAAATCTTTATAATAATAAACTGCGTCTATTTCGCTACCGCCAAATGTAAAATCAATCATATTTGGATACTCTTTTGCATAACGTTTGTCTGTTATAATATTATATCCAGATCTTGACAAAGCACAATAGCGCATTATATTATCGATAGCTTGAGATATCTACTTGAGGTCTTTTTCAGAAGCAATGGCGGTGTATCCAGAAACAGGGATTGATTCTTCATCGCTGCTACATATATCTAAACTTTCAAAAGAATTAAACAATTGTTGCATTATCTTTATATAAACGTCTTTGTATAACGGACTTGCAGCAAACAACTATGACTAAAGTAATTCCTTAGAATACATAATAGCTTTTTTAGTCTTATCGTTCAAGAACAGTTTATTAAAGTAATAATCAACTGCTATTTGTGAACGCATCTTAGCTAACTTTGCTCTATTCGGTTTCTCTGACTCAGCTTCTTTCTTATAAGCAAGACTATATTTTTTATAAAATTCTTCATCTTTACCGACAAGCATAAAGTTAGAATCCATGTACTTCAAATGCTGCATTTTATTATAATAGTCTATATTTGCAGTTAAAGTATTTCCCTGCTTCTTCGTATCAATCTGTGAACAAGAAATCATTGCAGACAACGATTTTGCATAAGGATTGAGTTTATTAAACGTGTCTAACGTAACGAGTTGATGTAAATAATAATTTGCTTTATCTGAGCTTTTTACAGAAGTAGTGTTTGGATCTTCTTTAAGAGTCTGCCCTATTGTGAGCATTTGTTTAGCATACTGATAAGTAAGTGCCTTCGCGTAGTAATGATTATACTTACTCTTTTTAGTTGGACCAAACTTGTTTTCTGCTTTATCGTCTTCTTCATCAGATTCTTCTTCAGACTCTTTGAATTTTTTACCTTTCTTAGATAGCTCTTTATAGTGCTTCATTGCAGCATCCCATGCTTCTACATCTTCTTTTGTGGCACCGTTTGCTTTAGCTTCACTAACAGCTTTTTCAAACAGATCAAAATATTTTGAATAAATATCGTCAAATATTTTACTATACTTATACCGTTCTTCTTGATCGGATAAAGTGTCCTAGTACATACCTCCAATATTATTACGTCTAGTAGCATATTCTTTAAGAATAGGCTGCGCTAAGAACGCAAACGTAGAAATACCTTTACCAGAACGCAACAAATAGTTGGTTATTTGGTAAGTAGCTTTATTAACGTTCAATGCAAACACATAAGGGTCTTTAGCAACGTCCACGTGAGCGTTGACCATCGCAGAAAGCCAGTCTGATATACGAACGCCATCTTCGCCAGTAATCTAAGTAAGATCATTTAAGTTGAAAAGCTTATTATAGAATCCGGCATCGATAGTAAGACCAGTAAGCTGAGTAAATGAAAGGTTAGTAATATTAAGAGCAAATGGTCCAATACCGTCTTTACCTACAGAGAATTCCATTTTTCGCAACACTTGGAAAGAAGGAGTTAACTCTAAACCGCCAGTCTGATATCTTGTAGCAGAATTTCTAAGAACAGGGTTTACAAGGTCGTCGAGTAAGTGCCCTGTTACAGTATCAATAGATGCTCTGGCCTGTGAAAAGTTGTGTTCGTCTGTTATGACAGTAATGTATGTATGAAGAAGTTGGTTTCCTATTACAGATTTCAACTTTTCTAGAACAGACCTCTTATCAGTAGAAGTATTTTTTGTATCATCTTCTTCTTGTTGTTTTTCTTCATCCGGTAACTCTTCTTCTTCTTTTTTGTTCTTTCTGGTCGCATATATGAACTCGCGCATTGCGCCCTTATCTGTTATATTTACTTTTTCTAGACCTGTACTTTCTAATGTATCTTCTACACCGTCTTTGAATGATAATGTAGCTAAGAACAATTTATCGACATCGAAGTCAGAACCGGTCTGAGCAGTAAATTCTCTAGGAACGATAATAAGGTCTCCTGTTGTTTCCGGTAATATATCAGCAACCTGAATAGCGAACATAGAAGACATACCCTGTGTAGGAATACGATAACCAATACCAAATGGTTTTACTACAGCTGATTCGGAATCTTTTCTGTCTCCGCAGATAAGATTTTTTTCTATCAAGTAATCTCTTTGTGCTTTATACCCTTGATTCCAAACATCTTTTGGAATTACTGCTTTGAAGAAGTTAGCACTAAGCATCATCTGCATTGTATTGTTATCAGAATTCCACTTAAGCTCTCTGTTTCCATTATATGAATTTACACCTTCTTCTGCGAGCGTTGCGACATTACTATAACCAGCAAATCCAAACATTGACTGCTGTACTGCGGTACCACCCTTAGTAGTTATGTCTACTACATGTTTATTTACTTCCTTTATGACAGCATTTTCAAACACACTTCTAGACACAAGACTCTCAGCGCAAGCTCCTCGTTTAAGTAACTCTAATCCAGCTGGTCCAATACCATTGCTTTCGGCAAGGCCATATAACCATTTCTTTACTTTCTTTGCATCTACTACGTCCTTACCGTTTTTATCTTTAGTATAGAAACTATTAAGTAACTCTACAGCACCTATTTGAGTAAGACCGTCCACATACGCCATCACGTTACGTTTGATATCGCGACCGTATATCTTATTCTTGCCATATCCGTATGATATACTGTCTATAAGATTAGAGAATGCGATTTTAAACATCTGAGAACCTATATTACGAGTATCGTGCGTATGGGCTTCTGTGTTCAACTGCCAACGCAACATTTCAAAGTCTTGTATTTGTGTAGCAATCGCTCCCTTTATATTGTCTTGTGATATTACTGTACCTGTCGTATAATCAATTGACGACTGGTTTACATGTTTTGCTATTGCTTTACCATTTTCGTCATATGTTACAGCAAATAAATCGCTAAGCTTATTTATGTCGTTTTTATCAGCAATATTTGGTGCATATTGTGCTCCACCGACTTTTATAGCAGATTCAAACGATATCGTATCGATTTCATTTCCTTCCGCGTTCATTCGATCATACAACTGTTTTCCTACTTCAGAAGATCTCATATAAGAGAACAGTGGGAACATAGCTTGCTTACCAAGACGAGGTTTGGTTATCTGTATAGTCTCGTTATCGCCAATTTTTATAGTTTCTGGTTTATTCTGGAAATATGCAACTTTTAACGCGTAAGCTTGTAACTTTTTAGCGGCTTCATATTTTTCCTTATTCTACATCCACGATCCTTCAGCATTCTCCTTTTCAAGTTCTTCTTTGGTCTTTTTTACACGAACGCCATCTTCGTTGTACTTATATCCTTCAATCAAGTTATAAGCGTCTTCTATCTCATCAGACCATTGACCAAGACCAATTCTTATCTTTCGATATGTTTCTGGTCTTATAATAACCTGTGCGTCAGATACTGTAATTCTATTGTATGGATTTATTTGTCCAGCCAAAGTTTTTTCAAGAGGTATTCTTATATCATCATCTAATTTCTCCCACAGACGTTCAACAAAACTGTAATCGTGATGTAATGCAGAAAATGCGTGCTCTGCGTCAACTACTTCTTTTGGAGAGTAAATACGAACGTTCGCATTTGGATTTGCTTTCTTCTATTCTAAGTGTTTCTTATTAGTATTTGTAAGCTCTTCCATGAAATCTGCAAACACGTTCTTAGTATTTCCATATTCCATACGAATAGCATCTTCCAGCAACTGAGTTTTAAACTGTCGTTCGATTTCATCAAACACTAAAGATTTGTACTTAAGATCTTTTACATCTACATTTACATATTGTTTTGCAAACAAAGTAGGATCAGCAGCTAGCTCTTCTTGTGAGAAATCAGTACGAATTTCTTGTCCTGGTGACATAAGGCTACCCAAACGTTTAATCTTATCCGTAAAGGAATCTTTTTGTATGTCGAGAGAAACTGTATATTTTGCTGTTTTACCTGTTTCTGATGTATACTCACATTCTACCTTTCTTTGTTCTTTGTAGTTTTTGGTCTTGTACCAAGCGGGATCTCCAGCAAACACCTTTTCAAATTCTATGATAGACATCATTGAATTTACAGTATAGTTGGCTATTATACTATACAATACCGCAGTTTCTTCGTCTTTTCCTTTTATTTTAGAATCAAAGTCTTGGTCTTTTACTTTCTTTTTATATTTATTGATTATTTCTTGCGGAACAGCGTAATTATTAAGATTTCCATATTTATCCTTTTTAATTATGCGTAAAGGAGATGTTTCTTCAGATGCGGCATCTATCTCATGTTCTACAAGATTCATTATCCAGCTATTTATAGCTTCTTTAAAATCAGAACTATATTCCTGTGTAACTGTGTTTACATCTATAAGCTAAGCTCGCAGATCTGCTAAGAACTTTTCAATTAACTCAAATCCAGTCAGCTCTTTTGGATTCTTTTTTCCGCCTATAACATCCTCTATGCCAAGTACAGTATAAATTTCATCTCCATGAGCATCTTCACTTTTTATTTCGCCGTTCATCACCATTTTTTGGAATTCGTACAGCTATTGAAGTTTTTCGTTGAGATTTAGGAATTCGTTTCCACTTGCTGTTTCGATTGGCACATCATAAAAATATCTAAAACGTCCTCCATTTCCAGAGAAGTCCATTCGTTCTACGCCATCTTTGTCTTTGTAGATTTTACCGTGGAATTCGTTTGAAAGCTTATTTTTATTTTTTATTAGACTGGCTATTGTTTTTGGATTATAATAATCTATCAAAGAGTCCAACTCGTCTAGGAAGTAACCAGCAAAGCGGTTGATGGTGTTTTCACTAAAACGTCTATAGTTTTTGGCGTTGTTGCCAGACAAGAATTTTTTATAAGCTTTTGCTTGTATTTGGTCTATAATGTTGTTATAATATTCAAGCGCCTTTGGATCTTTTTTAGCTGCAAGCCTTAGTTCATTTCTCCATTTAGCAGCCATACCAAATGGCTCTTCGTACTTTTCATTAAAAGCCTTTACAGAACCAACTTCATCTTCTGGATCGTAAGATACACCTAATTCTTTTGCTTGTTTTTTTGACAAATTCTGCAAATATACAGCTTTAAGCGCCCATGCCATATCACCAGATGATATTTCTGGAAGGATTACGTCGTGACATAAATCAAACCCACCTTTAAATGCACCCCACGACTTCTTATCCGCCATTGTTGGATCAATAAGGTTGTCATTTTCAAGCAATATCATTTTTGCGATAAACTCTTCAACTGGAGTTATTCCAAAATAGTCTCCTCCGATCGCTTTTGTAGCATCTCTAATTCCAACAAACGTAGTACTTATGAGTTGATCAGACAAATCTCCTTTTTTAACATATTCACTGGATTTCTACAATATTAGAGAATGTGCACAATATTTAGATCGCATCATTGTCTCTGCAAAATTCTATGTTCTATCGTTAAGGTTTCTTGTACGAGTAGTAACAAACGTATTTTGATTTATTGGGTACAGTCTGTTTCCATTGGCGTCCAATATAGAGAATTCTGAAGCTTGCGGATGTATAGAAGACCATGCTATAGCAAGTTTACCCATCTGTGAATCTTTTTTATAACCATTAAAGACCTCATCAAACTGCTTTTCATAATGAAATCCTATTCCGGTTTCTTTGGTAAATGATTGTAAACTCCTTTTTGATGCTTTTCTTAAGCTTTCAAAAATAAAGCTTAGAGATCCTGGAGAAGATTCAATAAGCATTTTTTTAAGTGCATACAACTGTTCTTCAGCACGAATCTTTTTGCCTTCATTTTTGAATGACATATTTATGAAAATGTTCAAAGAGCTTTCATCAGATTCTATACCAAGTTTTCGTAATAAGTCTACAATTCTTTGTTTAGCGTTTGTTAGTATTTCTGGATGGTTTATAAGAAGACTCTTATCTATCAATGTTTCTTCAGATTTTCCTTTTTTTACGAGTTTAAAATACCCAGAAAGTTCATTTGAAAGAGCATTATATTCCTTATCTACACTGTCTATTGCGTTTTTATCTAACACAGTCTTTCCATCAACATATACCATAAATCCATTCGATACAAAGTTTCTAGACCACTTTCTTGGGAGAGATCTTGATGTCTCTTGTAGATTACTTTCTCGTAAAACCCAGCGTCTTTCTGTACGTGGAGTTTCGTCTACGATTGAAGACGTGCTATCCATGCTATCGTCAAAAAGTATCTAAATATAATCCAATTCTCCTTCGTAATCTGAAGAAGAACTTGTAACGGGCTTTTCAATAACAAATTGCTAAATAAGCTGTTTATATCCGTTAATTGTTCCAAAAAGCTCACTCTTTAAGAAGTTATCGCTTGTAAATGTACTGTCGTTTAAGTCTTTCAGTTTTTCAAACAAACCTTTATAGAACGGATTAACATCGATCTTTTCTTTTACCATCCCAAGAAGAGACGTAGGAGAATATGTTTTTTTACCGTCTTCTGTTTCTATCATGTCTGCGAAAGAACTACACATCCAAAGCTCGTCCATTATTGTATGCCAAGCTTCATCAAAGTCATAATACTCAGCAGTATCATATCTGTCATACAGTCTAGTCCACACAACATTGCCGTCGTCATCGTATTCCTTTTTGTACGCTGGAATAAGACGTAAAAAGTTCTTTGTAGCAATAGATGCATTTTGTTTTCTAGACTCTTGTAAAGAGAATTTATTCCACGAGTTCTCTGGGTTCTATTCTTTTCCAGTAGCAGTGGTTTCTTCTTCATCTTTATTCTCTTCCAGTTTAACATCAGCGGTAGTTAAATCAACATCTTCTACTGGCTCAGTTTCTTCGTCTTCTTTTAAGTTCTTTTCTGGGTCAGTCTTATCTACCTCTTCGGTTTTATTAGCTTCTTTTTTATTCTTCTTTTGCTTTGTTATTTTAACACGCAAACCGAGCTACGCAAATGCAGATACTACAATTTCTTTTAATGCGAGCGGATCGTTTAAAATGTCGCTTAACATATCTGCAATTTCATCGTTCTCTTGTTCCTCGACAAAAGACTTAAACTCTTCAACGATCAAATTAAAATCTTTATTTACTAGCTCATTTATTTTCTAAATAGTAGAAACATCAAATGCAGTAAATAATCTTTTCTAGAATGCTTCTGCACCAGCATATAGTTCTGCAGCAGTATCAATGTGTTTATAAGAATCAACCTGTTTCTTTGAATACCCAAGAACTCCGTGTTTTATTTGGAACACCTTATTCTGATAGAATTTAGCAAATTCTTGTAGAGATTGAGGATCCATTTCCACGGCTTTGTATTTGCCATCAACAATGTCTTTGTACATTTGACGATATGCTTTTTTGTTCTAAGAAGCAAATAAGAAAACAGCAACATCGTTGAAGAAACGTTTTACAGAACCAAGTATGCTTTTATCTTCTGCTCGTTGTACATAATTCATGAAATCATCAGCCATCATTTCTTCGATTTCTTTATATTTGTACTGACCAGTTTTAAAGTTGTGTGCCTTTGCGTACGCGTCGTATATTCTACGTCTTGTTTTCGGATCACTCAGCAAAAGGCTTACATAGTGCCAAGCTTCATGATATTCGATACCAGCATCTGCTTGATCGTTAAACGCCATCATACCGACAACCTTGTTTGCAAGTACAGAGCTTATAACAGTAGTAACACCATATGCTTCTCCTGAAGACATACTTTTTAATAGTCCGTTGAGCACGTTAATTCTAGATTTATCAATACCAAGTCTGCTTGATATCCAATTTCTAGCGTGTTCTATGTCTAATGTGCCATGTCCACCATGCGTTTTTGAAAATGCACCAGACAATCTTACAGAGTTGTCTTCTTTGTTTACGTGGTCTCTTGCGAACTTGTCTGCGGTTCTATATTGTGGATCTACGATAATATTACCATCAGCGTCTTTTTTAACAAGTAACAAAACGAATACTTTTCCTTTTACATACTCTTTGAAGTTCGGAGTGCTATCGGAATTAAATCCATAAGGTGCGTTCTTTCCGCCCTTAGTCTTTAGCTTCCATTTTTCTCTTCCTGGTTGACTCATAAAGTCATCAATTCGATTATTAAGGCTTTTTGCTTCGTTTGTCTTATCTTGCATTGCTACAACAGCATATGCTTGTACTACTTGCAAACCGTCACGGCCAGCTAATTGCGCTAAATCAGAATCATCAAATAAGAAGTCATCCTTAAGACTAAACATATTTTTTATAGCATCTGATATATTTGTCTTTTCTCGTTCAAGTACCGAAGAAAGATCTTGTTTTTCTTCTTTCTTTGTTGTTTCTTTTTGTTTTGTAGACTTCTTCTTTTCTGGTTTTGCCTTTTCTTCGACATTAGCTTCTGGCTTAGTTTCTTTCTTTGTTGCTGCTTTTGATTTTAAAACATCCAATGCTTCGTTTTTGTTTTGTATGCCATCAGAGAATATAAACGGAGCATAGAAAGGTTGTTCTATGTTTAAGTCAGTTACCAACTTCTTCTCTTTGATCATCCAAGCCAATAATGATACATCCTCTTTAGCTTTTATCTGACCGTTTTTCATCGTATAGAAGTCTCCAACAGTAAACGAAAGCTCTTCACAACCATACATGCTAACGCGTTGATTTAAGAAGTCTTCATCGCTAGCAAACTGATTACGACCCTTTCCGAAAGTGTTCAAAATCCACTTGAACATTGTATTTATATCTGAGTTTTGGAATCCTCCGTTCTTATCTAATGTTACGAGTGATTGCATATAACTGATATCAGTGTTCCAGTGCATTTGTGTTGCAATAGCTCTTACAATCTTAAGTCGCAGATCTTTATCTGTCATGATTTGATCTTTACTGTATTTCTTAAGACCTTCGTTGTCTATCCAAATAGAAAGTTCACCGTTTTCAGAATCATAGCTTATCTGCTTTCTTGCGAACTGCAGCATCAAAGATTCAGTTCCAGGCTTATGGTCTTTCATCAACGTTTTTTCTCCGTGATGAATAAAGAACTCAATTACAGAATCTAAGTGTCCTCTGTCATTTATTCCAAAATCAATTTCTCCAAGAAGCATCATTAGTATTACTTCTGGTGTAGTGGCTTGTTGTTGTGCTGCAACAGTTCTATCACGATTTGGAATGAAATCTGCATCATTTATCTACCAATTAGAGAACTTACTTTCTACAAGCATTATTGGCACAGATTGTCCGTTCGGTCCTTCGATATAAGTATAAATTTTACCAGAAAGTCCTCGTCCTCCTAAATGATCTGTTCCTCCAAGTACACTTCTTATTGAGAATCTATCCTGTTCTGCGGCAAATGCACCAAGACCATAACCGAGGTTCATAATTCCTTTTTTAATCATGTCGGTTATTTCTTCTATCGTTGCCGTTTCTTTACCAGTAAATATCTTCCAAAGACCTTTTAGTGCAGGCCAACCGTCTTTGTCTTTTTCGTTTTGAATCTTTCCGTTAGATTGTTCTACAAGATCTGGTACAATGTTTGTTTTTGGATCAGTTCCAAGCGCTACAAGTCTATCATAATAAGTTTCTCCTTCTTTTGGTACACCCAAATACGCGTCAATTATTTCATTTCGTCGTTGTTCAAGCTTATTAATTTGTTCTGTTATCTTAGCGTTTGTTAGTATTTTCTTATCTGCAAGCTTTGCTCTAGCTTTATCATCAGCAGTGGCCAGCGCAACACTTCGTGCTTTTTCATCTTCAGGTCTAGATAAATTAAGTTTTTTATTAAACCAAGCATCAAAGTTTTGTTTACCATATAAGTCTAAGTAATCGGCTTTTGCAATGTCTTTAGCAAGTGCTTTTATTACAGAATCTATAAAGCTTGTTGTAAGCTTTCCTGTTTTATTGTCTCGCTCCGGTGTTATATTAAAATCTTCTGCGCACTTTAATATTTTTTCTTCAGAAAGACCGCGGTGTTTTAGTGCGTGCTACAAAGCTTTTCTTTCTGAATTTATACCTGGCTCTCCTTTGTGTATACCTTTTTCGTGAACATATCTAAGAGTGCCAAGCGTCTTATAAAAGACAACGTACGATTTTACACCATCGTCTATTACCATTGCAACAGTAAGACCATTTCTCCACTGTTCATTTACCCAACCTTTTTCCGGCTTGTTCTAGCTCTTTATATAGTTCTCTATTTGTTCTCGTCTTTCTTTTGCACAAGCGACAACAAAATATTTTTTTGCGTTATCAAGCCAACCTTTTTGTGTAAGCTTTTTTGCAAGCTCTCTACCACTTCCTTGTTCGTGTTCAAGTTGTATTGGGTTTCCGTCTACAGACAGAATTGCTTTTTCATCAAGCCCCGTTTCTTCATTTACTTTTGGGTCTGGATTATAGAATAATGTAGAACTTACAAAAGATTCTGTTTCGTCAGCATAGAAGTTCTTTCTTTCTGCGTTAGATGGGTCTACTAAATGTAATCCAGCAGTACTTCTTTGATTTCCACACAGAATATCGTCTACTATATCATTAGACTGTTTTCTTGTCAGTACTATACCGTTTTTACCACCATCTGGATAATAAACGAATATACCGTCTTCTTGCATTTCGAGCCATTGTGGATCTTCAATTGGCACATAGTCGTCCGTAGGATTACTTTCGTCTGCTGCTTCGTATGGATTTAGAACATTACCACCTTGTTCTCCATCTTGTGTATAGTCATCTGTAGGATTACTATTATAAGCTGCTTCATATGGATCAATTGTATTGTTTTGACTTTCAAGATCAGCTATGGCGGACTCATCAACACCGTCTTCTTCTGGCTGTGGTTCTGGCACACCGTCTTCACTTTCTGGCTCTATATCATCTATCAGTTCTGGCTCTGTGGTAGGTACTTCGTCCTCTGGCTCTATAACAGGCACTTCTTCTTTAGTAGTAGCGGGTGTTGTCGCTGGAGCAGCCGCAGGTGTAGCAGGTGTGACAGCATTATCAGTAGCTGCAGCAGGTGTAGTTGACGATGTACCAGTTGTATCGGTTGCAGTTCCAGTTTGAGTACCCGGTTTATCGGTTCCTCCTGCTTGTTCTTTTTTATCACTGGCAACACCTTCTTCTTCATCAATGTCATCTAATCGTCCTTCTGCTTTTTTGCGTTCTTTCTGCAAACGCTCTTCACGCTTCCTCTTATGAATTTCAGCTTGTTCTGTTTTAGTAGAAATTTCTCCACCAAATTCTTTTGCAAGTGCCTTTTCGTGTTCTGTAAACTCAGCTTCTTTTCCTGTTGCAGCCGTTGTACTGCCTTCTTCTGTTGAATCAGTCTCTTCACCTGCTGGTGCTTCTATAGGAGCATCAACGGGACCATTCTCTTCTTCATAAAGACGGTTGGCAATACGATTTCTTTTTAAGCGCTCTAATGTTCGCTTCTTTATAAACGCAATAGCTGCTTTCTTAGCAACAGCTTCTTTTTCTTTATTCAGCTGTTTCTGTTCTTTCTTAGATAATGGTTCAACATACGATTCGTCTGGAGAAACCTACTCGTTTCTTGTAAGCTTTTGTACAAGTTCGTTGTATTCTTTTTCACTGCCTGTTAATTGTTTAATCAGATCTTCATCTTCTGACGTAAGAGTGCGATTATTAAAGAGTTTGTCGTGGTTGCTATACAAAGCTTGTCTGAGTCTATTTACATTGATGTTTTTAAATCGGTATGCGTTTGCAAGTTGAATCTGAGTAGACCATAGTGCCTTGTTCATTTCAATTTTCTGCCTCAACGCTTTAAGTTCCTACTCATTATCTAGCTCAAATTCTTTTCCGTTTAAGTCTATGTAATTTCTTTCGTGTTCAGCTAACTCTCTATTCAACCCATCTTGCTGATCAATCAGTTCGTCTAAAATACCATCAAGGTTGGTTTCGGTATCGAGACCAGTCATTGTTCTAATATATTTTAGACGCTCTGCACGGTTCTTAACCATTTCTATTATACCAGCAAAAGCAGCAAGACTTTTCTAATTTTGAATTCTTTGTAATCTACTTTTTATATATTCGTCTCTGGTTAAGTTTCCAGCATTATATAAACCAATTGCTCTCTGTACAATCTTGTCTTTTAAGTCGCGATTTTCGTTTTTATTTTCTCCGTCTTGTATAAAATCTTTGTCGTTATAAATATCACGCAAAGCTTTAAACATGTTTGGAGCCCACAAACCAAGCTTTTCAGCAGCTTCTCTAATATGATCGTTTGTTGCAAACGCAGTTTCATCGTCTAACGCAGAATACACTTCGTCGTTTTTATAAAAATCGTATGCAGTTCTTGCTACGTTTTTAAATTCGGATTCTGTACGACTAAAATCACGATTCTTTTGGCTAAGAACCATATCTTTATATTCCTCAAAAGACATTTCGTCTTTTATTGGTAATTTGTCGTAATGTTGCTGTAACGCTTTATTAAAAAATTTGTTATTTTCTGCATTGTTTGCACCTTTTAGGTTTTGATAAAAAGCACCAAACTATAAGTTTTTATTTTTTGTAGAAGACTTTAAAATGGTTGTGTACAACGAGTCTAGCTTATCTATAGTCTCAGCCAACTTTGGATTCGCAGTTCTAAGCTCTTCCTTTTCTTGTTCGGACGTGTTTTCTGATAAAAGCTTGTCTACTATTCCTGCAAACTCTGTGTTATGATCTGCAAGTAGGGCAAACTGTTTTTGAAGAAGTTCTCTTGTCTTCTATGGTTCTACTATAGCGGCAGCACCGTCCAATACGAACTGTTTGTGCTCTGGTGATCCATGCTTAAAAAAGCCTGGTTTTTTCATGCCAAGCTCTTTGAGTTGTCTATTTATCTCCGGATCAGAATACATTGTCCATGCGGCGTCTAATAGCTTCATGTCATTCTCAATATACTCTTTGTTTACAAGAGTATTATCCTTATTGGCTTCAACACCTTCTTTAAGCATGTGCAAAGAACGCATCAAGTGATCTCTATTTACACCCGCGTGTTTAAAAGCATTATAAAACGTTTCAAGGTGAGCCTGATCTTGAACCTGACCATACATGTCTCCGACCATACGACCAACAACCTTATCGTTTCTTAACTGAGCCATTAGTCCACGAATGTTGTCGTTGCCAGAAGATCTACGTACGTTTGTGAGTGCGTGTAAAAATCCAGAGAAAATACCAGAAGAAAGAGCACCAATATTAAATGCTTTTCTTATATTTTCTACAGAAAAGTCTGGATCATATCCAGGAAGTCCCATGTAAGCATATAAACCTTGTATAGACATATCACCATTAGCGAATATCTCTGGAACATTGAGCATGTTGTAAGGAGTATTATAATTATCATAATCTCCTCTTTTATATCTCTCTTGTAGTATTTCCTGGTTTATTTCTTCGGTACCTTCTGAAAGAGCCTCCCATGCAGCAGTTTTTGCTTTCTTTTTGAAATAATCTTTAATCTCATAGTTTCTAAGAGCCTTAACAAAATCTTTTTTAGCTAATGCTTTCATGAAAGCTTTATCAGAAGCTACACCAATTGTTCCAGACAAATCGCCAGCGTATTTTTTTAAAAGCTATTTTGGAGCATTTTTTACAGCTAATGAACGAATATATTCTTCTGCAAATTTCGCTGTTTTTGGATGGCGCATTACTTCCCATGCGGCGGTTAGTTTTGGAGAAGCCATGCTTGCTCCATACTCACGAAGAATAGAACCAGAATAGTTCATAAATGGTAATGCTTGTAGATAGTCACTTAAGGCCAGCGCGTTGTTTGCGTTTATTAGTTTGTTTAAACCTTTCTTAGACTCTTCTTTTGCCTCAGTATACGCTTTATCTTCAGATTCAACACCTAGGGCTAAACCAAGTTTTATCAACTCGTCCGCCTCCATCTTTGAAGTATCTATTCCAGCAGCGGTTGCATATTTTTTTATATCACGTTCTATTACATCGAAGTTTCCGTGTTTTTCATATATTTTTTGAGCAACTCTTTCGGCATATCCTTGTATTGCCTCCATTCCAGTTTCATCTATACGAGACTCACGAGCAGCGTATAATCCAGAGCCAAGGGCTATACCTTTAACAGCAGCTTGTAAAGATGGTCTAAGTTGGTTTGTAAGTATTTTTTCTCCACCGATTACAGCTTTATCTGTGGCAAATCTTGCAATACCGCCGGCTAAACCTTTAATACCACTTGCTGGAAGCTTAACTGCCCATGTAGGTACAGATTCTGCTAACCACGCCATTGCTCCATTTATACCCATCGCCTAAATCTGATGTGAAAATAACGCTACAGAGCTACCTACTTCTACAATACCGTGTTGTAAATAACGCAACGGGCCCTGTCCAAATAGGTCTTCATAGCTACCATGAAAATCGTTTTGCTCTTTTTCAAACTGCTTATCTACCTTACTTGGGTCCCATACATTTAGGTCTAATCCTAGAATATTAAATTGTCCTTTACGAAGACGTGATTGTGAGTTTTTGAGCTAAACTTTTTTAACGTTTATTTCGTCGTTTGTTAGCTTTTCCCAATAGTCCAACTAAGCGTTGTTTATGTTTTTAGCGCCCGCACTATTTCCTTTGTACGCCCTGAGCAACGTATTTCTATCGTTTTCGTTGTTCATATCCATACGAGAAAGTCCACCTGCGGCTATCGCATTATGGCCAGTACTATTTACAGAAAACCAGTCTGATCCAGTAACTCGCCCAAGCAGATTGCTTATTTTATGATAATCATATCCACCAAGGTTTGTTAAAAAACTCAGTCCGTTGGCAATGTATGGTAAAGGATTATACCATGCACCCTATATATCGTCTTTTTCTAAATAATTTAAGTTGATTTTTGCGCGCTCTAATGTAGACAATTTATTATAATCAAACATGTGGCTTGCTATAACAGGGTGAGATTTACCTTCGCCTAAGAAATATTTATCAAGTTCAGCTATCTCTTTTTTAGCCTTATCTAATTGTATTTGCTGTAATGGTGTCTTTAGTTGCGAGTTTTCTAAATCATCTTTATATTTTTGTAACGCCTGATATCGCTTTATCTTTTCAATATCGTCTTTTTCTTGCTGTAAGTCGATTAGCTTTCCTCCAACAGAGTCTACCACGTTCTCCTGGATTCTTTGAGCAAGCATTCTGCCGGTATTCTAAAAATCAGATCCAAGCTTGCCAAACCAGTCTGTAGTTCCAAAAGATGGGTTTTCTTTTTCCTTTACTTCTTGGTTAGAGAAATAATCAAATCCATCATCATCAGAACTTTTTCGATCGAACGGATTATAATATAACGTTCTGGGGTGTTTTCTTAATTCTTGTTGAATCGCCCCGTTAGGGTTGTAGAGCTCCTGCGCACCCATTTGTCGGATCGCATCGGCTCTACTGATACCATATTTTCTAGGTATTGAATTTTTTGCCATATCTTATTTGTTTATTAATACGGATTTTCTACTGAGTTATACTGTAGTTGCCATGAAGGTGTTAACGGATCTGAATGTATTTCAGGACTCTTGTATTTATATCGAGCTCCTTCTGTATTATCACCAAGTGTACGAACCAAATATGTATCAGAATTATCTACTGCATCTGATATCACATTATGAGTTATACCAAATCCTTCAATGTTTTGAGTTTTTTGTGGCAATTTCACTAAGAAATGATTGTATTTACCACCCTCAACAATTTTTCCATTTTTGTCCAAATTCTTTTTCGCACGATTATCGTATAAAGAACAAATTGCGTAGTTTTGAACTGCACCACTTTTATCTATTATCGCTATAGCTTTTCCAGAGCATTTAACAGTAAGATGATCTTTTCCATATTTTGGAGCATTTTCATATAAAGCATCTCTCAATCGTCTGGTAATTTCTCTAGCAGCTCTTATGTCTGTTTTAGTTCTTTCAGATCCATGCGCATTTGCTACAACGTCTGTAATATCAAATATATTTCCTTTAATTATATCATCTAACGCAACATCTCCAGCTTTTCCAGTAATATAAGACCCTAATGCAGCCGTTGGGAAATAATACATGTTTTCGTTTACAAAAGCCCTTGCTCCTTTTGCAAGACCTGCCATATTAGAATCTATAGAAGATTCATTACGTTTCTGTCTAACCAGTGTAAGTCCTTTAACAGCTACTCCTGGTTTATCTAACAATTTACCAGATTTAACATTCATGAAGTGACTCAATGGAATTCTTTCGCCAGTTCCCTTTTTAACAGGAGCTTTCGATGCCCAATCCCAGCCACCATTCACTTTCTTAATCTTATATACCTGGCTCGGTTTGTTTCCTACAGTAAAGCGTATACCATAACTGTTTGCGTCAGTTTGTATTCCGTGCTTTTTCATCAATTCTTCTTGTGAACCTGCTGCCGCCATCATGATTTTCCATGCATTTTGACCATTGTACTGTGTCGCACTTGTTATTCCGTTACGTCTTCCGAACGAAGAATTTCCAACCATCTTGGTAATACCCTCTCTTAAAGCAAGGTCTGTCAAGTTTATTCCTTCTTTACCAGCAGCGTTTGCAGCAGCGTTTGCAGCATCATTTGCACGATCTCTTTGTTTTTGATAATTAAATTTCGCTGCTTCTAGGTTGTATTGTTTATTCTTTAAATTAAGGTTTGCAAAATCGAAGTAGTGATCGTCTTCAAAGTACTTAGTATATTTACGGCGTTCATTAGCATTATATATTTCTTCGTTGAACATCTTTCTAGCAAGTTCTTTATCTCCACCAGCTCTGTCAAGATCTCTAAGCATCATAAGTCTTCCTTGTGGTGTATTAACGAGATCATTATAGTGCTATTCTGCAATATCTCTAAGTTGTTTTTCGGTAATCTCTTCTATAGAAACTCTACGACCGTTCCTACTAATGTCTCTAGCACTTGGAGCAATTCCGTCGAAATAGCTCTTAGAAAATTCTGCTAGATCTTGATATGGGGTAGGACTTGTTCTTGTCCATATACCGTCGTTGATTGTGTCGTATTGGTCTAATGATTTTCCTTCGTATTTTTCTATATCTGGATTATACAGACCCTTCATCTGTAACTGTTGCCGTGCATTTAAATATGCTTCTGCAATCTTTGCACTTTGTTTAACCTATCCTATTTTGTCATAAGGCATTCTGTTTCTTATCATCGCCAATTCCGCACGTGCCTATGGGTTACGCAACGGATCTATCCCACTATTATACATATCGGATATTTTATCCTACATTGGCTTGATTACGTTGTTATTATACCATTCAACGTCTTTCTTTATAGGACTATAAAACTCACCATATTTTGTATTGAATTCTTTTACATCAGCCTCTGCTTTATCATACATATCTTTAGCAGCATTTATAGAGGCTAACATCAGCTGAGTATTATATAAATCTTTTGTGGGTAGTGGCGCCCACTAATCGTATGCGTATACCATAAATTATCGTTTTTTATTTTTTGTTCTTGGTCTTCTATTACCGCCATTCTTTGGAACAGACGTTTTTCTTACAGGAGGTAACCATAAATCACTATCTTTTACAAACGGTGTAGTAGGAATTGTACGCCCAAATGTAAGTGGGTTTTGTACCGGAGAATTTACATAATAATTTGCTGTTGGCATCATATACTTATAACCATTATATTCTGCCTTTGTGTTATTATTATTCTAATTCTATAATGCTGCGGCTCTAGTATCAGCATCTTGCTGATATATAGCACGCATTCCATTATACATATCAGCAGAATTCTTATTTGCTATATACTGTTGTAATTGACCTAAGAAGTTAGTCATTCCTTGTTGTATTCCTTGCTATCTTGCGGCATGTGCTTTAGCTGCATATTCGGTATTGTATTGGTTTGCAGCCATTCTATTAGCAGCATCTTTAGCTCCAAGTTCTCCAGCAAGCTGTGCGTATTGTTGTCTATACTGGTTATTTTGTGCTTGTGTGCTTGTAAGTACATCTGCCATATTTCTCTGTGTACCGAGCATAGAACCAACAAGAGCACTGTATTTTTGTCCACCGGATAACCCACCAGAAGTATTTATAAGTCTAGCTGCAACACGGTTCATATCTCTAACCTTGTTCATTGCTGCATATGGACTTACTCTTATATTTGCCATTGTAGACAAAGCTTGTCTTTCATATGGATTTGCAGCATATATATCTGGAGTCCTTATATCTTGTCCTTTTGCATCAAGGTATTGACCAAGAGACATGCCCATTCCAGCAATAGATGCTATAAGATTATCCCTGTTGTTTATCTTATATATTCCGTTTATGTTTGGATTTTTATCTTCATCATTCCAAGTGTTGCCGTGTTCATCTGCCCCAGGAATCGACACTTCTGGAGTTGGTGTAGGTATGCCTTGTGGTGCTGGCTACGTAGACAACATGTCTGGTTGAGCACCAATTTTTATTTTTGGAATGTTTGGTATAATGGGATTAGCCAGCGGATTACCAAATAAAGTATATCTTGGTATCTTATTTTGTCCATATGCCACAATGCCCGTTATATCTTTACCGTCAGCATATCCTGGAATACCTTTATAGTCTGCTGGTTGTTGCATCGCTTCGTGTTGCTACTGTTGTCTATAGGCTATGTCTTGCAGCGCTTGTACATATGGTGCTTTTAGTTTTGCAACTTCTTGCTATTGCAGCTTATTTGTTTCTTCACCAAGCCTACCTCTAAGCTCTTTTATTTTATTGTTTACCATATTTCTTATTTATCATTTCAATAGCTGCAGTATATGGAGCAGCTTCGTCCATAAATTTAATTCCTGTTGCAAGATCTACGTCATTGCCAAATATAACAGTTCCGTCGTTTACGTGTGCTAATGGGCCATCTACACCACGTTGTCCCTAACGAACAATATGTCCTGTTGTGTTGTAAGGGTCGTGTATGTTATCTACAATACTTTCTTGACCAGCAACTCTTGCGTTTGGTCTACCCAGCAATCTACCTACAGAAGACTATATTATCGGTGTACCAGAATCTTTACCATGGTATGCGTTTATAAACATTTGCTGCCCACCATCAGACGGTCCGTATTTTAAAGCTTCGTTTTGTTCTAAGAAATCACTGTTTGCAGAAGCTTGTGCACTATTGTTTGTTCTATATGTAAGTTGTTGTGCATTAAATATTTTTCTTCTAAGTTGTCGTTTTCTACGAGACGCTCCAAACAAGCCACCTATAGCTCCAATAGCTCCTCCTACAACAGAACCAATTGGGCCTAATGAAGATCCCAATGATGCTCCAGCAGCAGCCATACCAAGCGTATTTGATGTATTTTCTTTAGATAGCTCTGACATCTCTCTAGACTGATCAACGGCATTCTATTGTTGATATGCTATACCGTTTATATATCCTGTAGACGTTCCTGCATCTGAAAGCAACTGTTGTGTATTTTTAGTTGGTGAAAACGCATTTATAGCACTACCTACAAAAGATATTGCTCCTGGCATGGCTTTCTATACTGTTTCACCAAGATTAAATTTTTTATTTTCACTCATACCCAAGATATTCTATATTTAGTTGTTATATATTGCAATGAAAAGTCTACGTCAGATTTTAAAGACCACATCTCACACTGCATTGTTTTTCCTCTTAATCTATCTCCATACTGCGAATTTTTATGACGAGGAATAGCCATTCTAAAGTCATATTCTCTATTCTCTACAGAAGTTCCATCAGCATCACCTTGTTGTTTTAGCGGTGTCTTAAACTTGAAACGTAACGGAGTAATATCTTCTTTGTCACCACCATAAAATCTTCCGCCGAATGTAATATTATCAAATACTTTTGGGAATGTATTATTGTCGTTTATGACGTACTTTACGTACGGATAAAGCATATTAGAAAATCCTCTTACATACGAAACATCAGGGTTTTTCTTGCACTCTTGATAGTTCCATAACCACAAGTATTTGTCGTTTGCATCTTTGTCAGACATCATATATATTTTATCTCCAAACTATATTGCGTGTTTTGGATATACATCTACTAAAGAAACAAACTGTCCAGTAAGTTCACTATATATCATAGAACCGTCGTCTGTAGCTGTAATTTTTTCAGATGGTGTGCCATCTTTAGTAGTATCATCTTCTGCTGTTGTTGCTATATAGGCAATAAGCTCATTATACTTCTTATCGTATATCAGAGTTGGATCTGATGCCAATAGGTTTTGTTTAGCCTTAACGTTTATCAAATTCTGTACTCCTTTTTCTTTTGATAGAGAATTTACGCCAAGACCATTTCCTGCAGCATGTGCACAAAGTTCTTTTCTTGTATGATCCCACCAATATAGTACAGAATCAGATTGAGCATCTGCAAATTCGTTTTCTTTCATGCCACAAGCAGTATTAAGGTAATCAAATCTCTCTAATACTCCGCCTGTACCAAGCATCAATGGAAGTCCAGATTGATCGGAAACAGCAGCTCTCTCGTTTACGGATAATATTCCGGTACCGTCTGTTTGCCAAAAGAACAGCTGGTTATTAAATGTTCTTAGGTTCGTTATTGGGCCTTTTCTACTATCAACGTCGATAAAGTTTGCTGGCATAAAATGCAACCAATTATCAGTATTTTCGTTATTACTCTTTACGTTAGAGTAGAAACATCTTGTATCAAATTCTATATCGTAATCGCTTCTATCAAGCTGCATTGCTTTTGGATGAGCTGTACTGTGTGCGCTATATACTGGGTTGTATCTATATAAAGACTTTGTCTGAACAAACTTCTTGTATACATCTGCTGGTTTTTCTTGTATCTCTGTTGGAGCGTTGTTTTTATGGAATTCAAATCCATCAGTAAATGCAAGGTTTATAGACGATTCTGTTGGGAACGAATATACAATACAAGCATTCTTTGTATACTTATTTGGTGCAAAATAATATTTGTGCTGTGATACATATTCCATTGCTTGTCTGTAACAGTCGCCGTTGAATACAGGACGTCTATACCATCCTTCTGGGAAATTAAGGTGTGTTTGTGAAGTTCCAACTTCTGTAGGAACAAATAAATCTCCAAAGCTATAATATATATCCTGTTTTCTGTTTTCGTATGAGAATCCGCTATACGGTGTTATTGTGTGTTGTATACTACACAAAAATGTACCAAGTCTGCTTTCTGGTACAACATATATTTTTTCTCCGCCGCCAATAGGAAGTCCGTTTAGGGTGGTGTGTTTATACATGTAGCTTTTAGTATCTTTAAACGCCTCGTTTGGTACAGCAGCAGAGTTCCACAACGCAACATCTGCATCTTTTATATTTAATAACATGCACGCGCCACCAGGACCCATTACAACGTTTGTTTGTAACAACATATCGTCTTGTAAATCTGCTTGGTCTAGTTTAAGTGTTGACCAGTCTCCTGTAGCAGGTACATTATATGCTCCATTAGATACCCAATTTACAAAGGAGTTGTTTCCTATGGCAGTAGACGTGTTTGTATATTTTAACGAATAAGTTTCTCCAGACTTTTTTATCTCTGCGAAGTCATCCCATTGCATTGTGTCTGCGAACGCAAAATCTTCAACTTCGGCAGAACCTATAGAAGATACTGATGTGTTGTTAATTATTTCTCTACAACCATTGGCAAATTTAGAAACAACAATATTGTCAGATGCAATATATAGTTTTATATACGAATACCTTTTGTTCGTATCAAGCTAATTAAAACCAACTCCATTTTTTTCATACCCAGTTGCTTCTCTATAAATTGAATACTGCTTATAATTGATGGTTATATCCTTTATAGCATTCCCCTAAACACAATCAGATAATTTTTTATCACCATAATAAAACATTGTAGATACAGACGAACAGTTTGTAATAATATCTAGCTGATTTTGATTTCCGGTTGCATTTTCATGTAGTGGAATATAATCAACCTTATACCCACCCTATCCGTTGCCACCAGTAACCGGCATTAGTCTATACATCACGGCTGTATTTTCTACATACATTCTTGTGTATTCGTTTCCTGGATATAAAACCTAATCCAAAAACAAGCCGTACGACATTACACTGGTTGTGCTAGTGGGCTATGGTAATACTATTTTTGTAGAATCAAGATCAAAATCGTCTTTAGTCTTTCTTGATCTATATCCGTACAAATATGTAAGAGGTTTAATTTTTATAGATTGTCCTTGTAAAAGTTGTTTAAACGAATCTTGTGCATAACAAACCTCGGGAGATACAAATTGGAATATAGATTTGTTCGGTTCGCTATATGTAGTATGCGTTGTATTATCGTCATGATCAACGTGGCGTATTGCGCAGTTTGATTCTGCCCACCACGATCTTTCTTGAGTGTTATCCTAATCTGAAAAATCAAACAGTCTATTCGATCCTGCCCAGTAATCTGCTGTAGTAAGCCATCCACTCGGTGTATACGGATAAGATGCGGTTGCCTGTGAATATTCCGAATTATATTTGTTCGTAAGCCTTTTTATTGGTCTAGACAATACTCCAATAGACAAATTCTTTATGTCTTTTTCCGATCTTATACATCTAACTATCTCGTAAGACGTTACACCGATATCTATTAAAGATTGTTCATTAACATCAAAAAATAATCCACGCTGTGACGTTGTTAAATCAGAAAATTCGTTCGTATATATTGGTAACTCTATCGGAGTTCTTATATCGGCAATCCATTTTACGGGGCTTGCGTTTCCGTATTTATCATAAAGTACAATACCATATCTATATAATTCATCAGCTTTTAACGATGGATATGTGTATGATGTTTTTGAGTTGGCTAAGGAAGCTTTAATATCAGTTCCCATAAGATGATTTCCATCGTCAAATTTTGTGTAATTTAACACATACAGACTTCTATCATCCTGTAAAGATAATGGTTTTCCATTTGTGCCAGGAATACTATAATAATCACTATCACTAATATTTGCGTCAGCAGATGTTTTAATGTCATTAAAAGACCATGATATATTCTTTCCGCTTCCTCCAACAACACTACTGTTATATTGATATTGCGGGTCGTCTTCAGTAAGGTCTTTATTTATGTTGTTTGTAGATTGCCAACAGTCGTGTTTCTTTGGCACCTAATACGTGTTGTCTACAGTAATAGGATTACTTGTTGTACCATAAGTATACAGTGTGGTTGTTGTACTGTCTTTTGGAAATCTATATGCTCTAGCATCCCAGTTTAAAATATCTTGAGAAACGAATGAGTTTAAGTCTTTCTTAATATTTGCTGCAAATAAGCGATCTTCTTTGGATTCTATTACTTTTGGTATAATGTGTATTCCGCTGTTGGCGTTATACTCTTCTAAAGTTACATTATACAGAGGTGGTTGTCCACCATCTATATATGTCCAGAAATCTGTTGTGTTGACATTTGATTCGTATATAACATCAACCGTAGGAGCTTGCCCGTTTTCTATGTACTGTATACGATATATACGCATAGAATCAAACGATTCGTGTTTTCCTGGAAACCGGAGTTCTACACCACGATTAGATGTTTCTCCAGATCTATATCCTTCTGCATAATTACCAGATCCTTTTACAATTGGTATCAGCTTTGTTGGTACTGAAATCTTAGATTCGTTTCCGTACTTATTAAAGTACTGATAACTGTATTCAACCATTCCTGCTGGTAAAGCACCGTCTACAAGATCAACAAATTGTATACGTTTAAATGTTACTTGTGGGTTCGATGTTATAGCGTTATAGTCACTACTTGGCACAAATCCATCATCGAACGCATGTCCTATGTTTATAGACAATACTGGATTTATTCCGTCCGCAATATAAACGTGAACGTTATTATAGTTCTCGTATCTACATACAACACTTAATTTATTTCCAAGAGTTGCTCCACAAGGGCCAAACGCAACCTTAAATTTATCCATTTGTATATAGGTGTCGTTGTCTACGTTTTCAAACGGATTTTTTGAAACCAATACCCACCAATGAGAGTTTGTAAGTTCTTTACTTGTGTTGTGTGGGTCTATAACATTAATTCTTTCTCCGTCATTAACTTCTATTTTAACTATAGCTATTGCGTAATTTCTAATAGCCCCTGTATAAAGTACTTTTAACCGGTTTTTATATTCATCATCTATAATGAAACCATCAGATACATCTCCACCAAACACACAACCATCGACCATTCGTAATTCTCCGCCGTTCTCCTCGTCATTTGTGACATAACGTACGTTTTTAGCCAATCTATACTGAGACGACTTTAAAAGCATGTCTGACAAGTCAGTATTCATACCGCCAGCGAATGTATTTATCTATTGTGTATTTGATTTAATATCCATGGTAATAGTCGTTATAGGTTATTTCTTCTTTTCCGATAGTAGAGAAGAAATGTTTATCTTCTTCCCAATCGGGTATTAATTTATTCCACTGGTTCTTTATGTTACGCATATCGTCTGTAGTAGGCATCATTGCTTCTGCATAAGCCTAATTGCGGTAAAAGTTCCATTGCTGATGTATAAACGTATACATATTTTGACCAGCATTTACTCCTTTTCCTCCAAGAGTTCCTTTCATCCACTTTGCAAAACTTAATTTCATTAGTACATACCAGTATAATGCTTCTTGGTACGATACTAAGTCCGGAATTAAAGGGTAACCTCTTTCGTCTGTGAGGATTGTTTTGTATATAAGCTTGATGTAACCTTTATTCACATTTGTTACTATCCAGCCTGGTTTTATAAAATACTCTGGAACTTCATATGGGTTTACTTTATCTACGTATTTCATGAAGTTCTGAGTGTAAAATTGTGACTACGACGTCATTGCTTTCTTTGCTTCTGGTTGATGTTCATGTACATCGACTACATGTACGTCTATAGCCTTATTGTTCTCATCATGAGGTATCTGTGGATTATGTGGGAATGGAGGTCTCTTCTTTATGTCTTTGTGTTGATGTATCATTGAAGTAGACTTGTCCATTGGTCTCCACGGGCCATTTTCGTTTGATGAATATGCCACGCCTTCAAGTGAATGTAAATCTGCAGGTAGTGGTACTTGATAATCTTGTATTTTTAGTATTGGAGAATCTACACCAGACTCTTTTGTCGCATACTGCATAGGAGCACCAATACGTTCAACAGCTTCAAAAATCCACTCTTTAATGTCAGTTACACGCTACCGCACCTCCGTTGAATCCATATCTGCCATAATCTTTGCTATTACGGATTCACATTTTGTATATTTGTATATCATTTATATCTAAGTAGTCTTTTTTATCAAATATTAACTTTGCCAATCTCCTTTTATTTTGTCTTACGAACGATAATTGATATTTGTATCTATCTGGGAATGTCTGTGGTATCTTAGACCAGTATAGTCTGTATTTATACCCATCAGAATGTTCGTTTAAATGGTATATTTTTTTACCATATTCTCGAGTGGCTTTGTAGTCTATTGATAGTGATTTTGGAGTTAATTGTTTAGGTAGATACTTACCCACTTGTATAAAACCAAGCCCATAAGGCATTTTAAAGCCTTCTGAGCGCTCTAATACGTGTTCTAGTATAATCTAACACATTGCGTGTAGAATTGCCGTATAGAGCTTGTATGGTACCTCTGCGCCCATTGTTTTATACATATCCCTAAACGTATACGATTTATTCATTATTCTTCTTCGTCTTGTGGACCGTGTGGTTTAACGCTTGCCAGTGTAGCATTGTTGCTATCGTCACTTGGACGTCCTAACATAAATGAAAGTTCATTCTTCATTATCAATGCTTTTATGTCTGGTACAAGCCACGCTGGATATTTAACATCGTCCTCATCTGGATCTTCATTTCCATCATCAGGATCTTTATCTACATCTTCTTCTTGTAACCACAATACGTATATATAGCGTAGATCGTTACCGTCAACAATACCTTGTACATACACATATCCATCATCATAGTATGCCGTAAGATCACCATAAGTGTATCTACGCCAGTTGTGGTAGTGTCTACGAATATGATTCATATACTGTATTACTTCACCTTGCTGATCATGTACCGCAAGTATACTCTTCTCATCGTTATCGAGTACATCCTTAAGAGGTTCTTTTATACGTTTTGTAAACACTGGCATGTTGCTATGAGATTCTATATCTTCCAACTCTAGTGGTCCAGACTCAATCTTTTTTATAAACTCATCGTCGACTAAGTCTTCCCATGTTAAATTGCCTTGTCTAGCTAACGCTTTTCTACGATCTTTCTCAGCTTTCCACAACTAATGCGCATAATGATGTACCCAGGCGTGTATTTGAGCCCTTGATAGGTCTTCACTTTCACTAATATTATTGTTGCGTACAATTAGAAGAATATCGTCTGTTATTTCTTTTAGTGAAATCTTCTTCATATCATTTACTTGTTGTTTTTACTACCCTAACGTCAGATGTACGCAATAATTCGTTTGTGTTCTCTATACGATACGTATCTCTATGCACTTTTTTAAAATCCAATGTAAATAGACGTTTAAGGAAGCTTTTCTTGTTTTTATACTCTTTAGTGCTATATACAAAAAGATACTGTGTGTTTTGTATATCTAACGCAACATTCACGGTATCTTTTCCTATAGTATAGTATACAGTAGTAAGATCATTATATGATATACTATCTTTATATATACTATCTTTATATAATATAGTCTATATATCCCCCCTTACCCCCTTACTCTTATTAACGTTTATGGATTGCGTTTGAGTTGCGGCTGTATTAATTTGTTTTGATTTTATTTTAAGTTTTTTACTTACGCTGTCTATATCATGCAGCAGTTTATCGTTTTGTTGTTGTAACGAAGCTATGTCTAGTCTTAAAACATTATTGGCCTACTAAGATCCCGCGATGGAACCCTAATAGGCCTCAATGTTGTTCTAAGCCATTTCTAGGCTCTCTGACAGCTTTTTATTCTGTTTATGGAGTGTTATACCCCAACCCACTAAAAATACGACAGAAAGGCCTAAAAATGCCTTAATTAGCCGTTTTATCTTCGTTACCAACGGGTATGCTGGTATTATCATCTTTCCTATTGTGCTATATTACTGATTTTAACTCTCCGTATTTACTATTCCAATACATAGTAACTCCGAATATACTGCCAGCATATATTAATGTTTGTGCAACATATCCAAGCACTCCGCTAGCAATATCTCCAGAATTAAAATAGTTGAAATTAGCTAACACGATTCCGCTGGCCATTGATGCTACAGCGGTACCATATTGTACAATATCTTTCCATTTTTCCATAGTTAATCCCCCTCGTACCATTTATCTATACTGCTCATGTCAACATTGACCTTATTGCCGTTAGTAAGATTAAGATTAAGATACCCACTCTTGTATTCTCCAGAATTTGTATAAATATCTTCCGGACTATCCCAAAAACTTGGGTCGTTTATACCGTCTATGGTTATTATGGCTGAGCTTCCTGCATCAGCATCCTCGGTAGAAGACACCAACTCAAAAGCGTTGTCATAGTCTACAGAAATAGTGCGTATGTTGTTTTGGTTATAACCAGGAGAATATACACCAAGTACAAGTATTATTTTGTATTCTCCGGTATACAGCTACGCACTAGCTGGAAATAGTACATCTATTATATTAGGATCGTTTGTACGACGAACCTGCGCCATGTATTCGGTAACATTCAATTCGGCTTTTGGGAAAAGGTGTGTCCAGTCTGGATACACACCAAATCCGTTATACCGATGCGGTACGGTAGCAAAATACTAAGGATACCCACTTGAATTTATATCGTATGCCGTAGGTAGATATTCATCTGTAAAAGGTTCAATAGGAAAGCGACCAATAAAGCGAGACTTATTTTTCCAATCGTTTTCGATTTCAGCCTTCTTCGTTTTGTTGATTATACAAGCTTTGATAGATTGTATATTTACAACATCATATCCCTGTAACTAAATCGTTACACGGGCACATATATCGTTTCCTATTCTGATTTTCATAATCAATCGCCGTTATTGTGTGTAGTAACACTAGCAGCTTCTGAAGTACCAATCTTAGCGATAAGATCTGTAATAATGCTTGTAGCTCCAGTAGTGTAAATCTCAACGTTCTGTTTGGTCTTACGAACGATATCGTCGGCAGCACGATAAGCATTTTCGAACTCGATGTTGATTGCATTATACTGACCGTCGAGCTTAGTTTCCATAGCAGGCTTGATGATTGGCCAAGTACCTTCACCGCGGTTCAGGATACCATCGTAACCCATGCTCCAAGCCTCACGGTCACGTACAAGCTTAGCAGAAGCTGCATACTGTGTACCAGGAGTCTTCTCGATAGTTACGCCAGTAGGATAATGCTTATTGAGTGATTCCCAACCTTCAGCAGCGGGATCGGTATAATAAACGTTAGCGTTGAAACGAACCTTATTAGCAACGTTCAGTGTATCTACTGAATCGTCATCATCATAAGGCATTGCTGTAAGAGTAATAACACCAGCAGCATCTGTAGCAACTACACGAGCACGCTTCCACTGCTTGTTAATAAGATCAGCAATGTTCTTTGAAATAGTAGCAGCAGTATCACCAGGAAGTGTTACATACTCATAGCTCTCAGTCCACTTGCGGAAGCGTGTGGGCAGATCCTTGAAAGTAAGACGAACAATTATACGCTTTCCACCTACAGCGAGAAGCTTAAGTACAGCTGCATTGATCTTTGTGAAGTCGATCTTTACAGCTTCCTCTGTGTCTGCCTTATATGCAAGAACGTTAATACTACGAATATCGTCAGCCTGGATAATGTTAGACCACTTAATCTCAGGATGTGAAACACCTTTGTGATCTTTTACTGACTTGCCGCTACCCATACCAATCTTGAAACGCTTTGTATCTGCGTCGATTGTGTACTTAGCTGCATCTACATCGTATACGATGAACTGGCCCTTTTTAATGCTGGCAGGGGCTGTTGCCAGGGCGCTGTTATTTCCATTACTAACAAACACCTTGCTTACAAATGTAACCATATTTAAATAATTTTTTCTACTCCCCCTATACTTAAATGCCAGACCTAACTGGCTGGGGTTTCCACGTTAAAATTAAACTTATTCTTGTGTGAGTACTTCGTTTGTGATGGTTTTATAGCGCGGGTCGGATTGATTCTCTATATACATCTGCGCTGCAATCTTAGTGATTTCAAACCATATATGATCTTCAAAATCGTTGTACTCAGTTAAAGGATTTTCATTTGTTATTTCAGTAGGAACCTTTAAATATCCTACCGTGTAAGAATCAATTTTATACTTTTTATCTGTCAACAGACGAAAACCATCGTTTGTCCTGATTCTTAACGGACGAGCTCTATGATATCTATAGTGAAAGTCTGTAAGAGAATTGTTAATTCTGTACATAAAACTATCGGCAGTACACTCAAAAATACATGTGTCCATTTGGTGTTCACCGTTCATATCGGATATTACAACATCTTCGTTTAATACAAACATCATATCTGCGGGATAATCATATTCATATTCATCATAGTTTACATGCGGAATAACTTCCGGAGTCTCTTTCTTTTCTTCCTTAAGAAGTTTAATTAGATCTCTAGTACGTTTTTCGTTTTGCTCGTATGATGTACGTTTTGGAGCATTTCCGTTAAATCTATCTTTTACAAACTTCATAACAGCTTGATTAATCCAATACAGTGAATCGTCTGTTACAGGTTTTTGAATTGTATCATCAATCTTGTTTATTTCCAATTCAAAAGCTGCAATTAAATCAACACACCTCATAATTAATCTTCGTCGTTATTATTTCTTCTGTTGGCTTGTTCTTGTTGCTGCTGTCTACGTACAGCTTCGTCTTGTCTGCGTTTATTTGCTTCTGCACCAGCTGCATACTGTACATACAAATCAACTGCACCAGATACAATATCTTCAAACACATCCATTGGTAATTCGCATGGAGTAGATGACATAAGATCAAAATGTGCTGGCTCTGAATAGTATACTATTGAAATACCTTCTGGCTTTGTATACTAGTCGTAAAGTACTGTAATAGTAGGTTTAGTTCTAGCGTACTTATTTAATACTGCAGCAGGATATCTCATTATACGTAAACTATCATGTGGAGTTTCAATAAGCTTCCATACGTCTGTTTGTGATACAAGCTGATTTGGCAATACACGAATTGATGTAGCATTACCAGTTTTTGCAGATCTAAAGCTAAAAGAACTTGATACCTTAGATACACTTCTAATATACATATAGAACTGCTCGCTAAGAGGATATGTTACAGAACGACCTGTATTTGATATAGTAACCCCATTTGGGTCAGTAATACTACTTGTATTGTTTACTACACCAGAAGCATCGATCGAAATATCTTCAGTTTTAATCATCGCTTGTAGTACAGCCTCAACATGTGCAGACAGCTTAGTACCAGATGGAATTTTGTCAAGATTTCTGTATATGTCATGGACATACTTATCTTGATACTGATTTAAAAACGAGTATATTGTTTCCGTATCAAGTTTTTCAAGTTCTCTATCTGGTATCATGGTTTGGATTCGTCTTTCGAATTCAATACCTAATAATCGTGTTTGTTCTAGTGTCATGCTTCAAGTCCTCTCATATTAAGTTTAGTACCAAGTCTTTGAGACTCTACATTCTCCAATGCAAACATTACTGCAAGACTTATAAGCTCTTCTGCCATTGTTTCATTGCACTCAAATTTATATGCGTCTGGAGTTTCAGCAGTAGACCAATCAAAATAACTAACCCAACCTGTTTGTGGATTTTGTAAGTCTTTTACAAACTTATTTGGAGTTTTTATGTATACAATCTCAAAGTCTCCATATTGACCACCGTCGATGTATGGATTATCTTCATCATCTGGTGTTACTGGTGTTGGTAAGGCCTATAGTGTAGCTATGGCGGTTACACGGGTTTCTGTAGTCCTGAATTCATGCCAAGTTCCAACAATTTCGCTCTCGCGCAAAGCAGTTCCGTTTATATTAAAATTAACAAACTTATATCCAGGATTTACCGAAAGTCTTACTCTGATGGTGTCTCCTTCATAGTATGTACTCTTATCGAACTGTATAACACCACCATTACTTGGGCTACATAAACCAGTACAAGTTATCTGTTCCTTTTCAACTTCTGCAAACTCTCCAACAATAGCAATATTTTGCTGATATGTAGGAATTGTAGTCCATACATCAGAACCTATAGACTTACTCCACGCGTTATTTACTTTTATTTTGCTAGCCTTATAACCAGAATTTGGAACAAGTTTGGCTTGTATCGTATCATTCACGTTTCCTGAAGAAGGTGTATATTGAACAAAACCAGCATTGACCGGAGATACTGAAGTTAATATAGAAAGAGGAGTTGGTTCCTCTACAATACTTGCGAATGTAGCTTTTACGTTAATTTGCGTTTCGTTCGACGGAATTAAGAAGTAATCGTCGAAATCGCTTGTTCTAGACCAAGTATCATTTACAGTACAAGAAACAACTCGGTATCCAGTATTTGGAACAACCTTTATTGATAAATCTTGTCCAGTAAGCACATCGGCAGACGGAGTTACTGGGGTAACTATAGATCCACCTTCTTGCGGAACACACGTTGTAGTAATGGTAATCTGTTCACCAGTAGTAGGAGTATCTGGAATAACATCAGAACTAGAATCATCTACCTCTTCAAAGTATACATACAAATCAAAATCCTGGTCGTCTAAAAAAACGTTAAATGTATCTCCAATGCCTTTTCTTGATAAGTCATACTCAACGTCTGCCCCTTTTTTCTATGCCGAATCATACCACGAATGCCACATATGATCTGCTTTAAACCCTTTATTTGGAATTATTTTTACTGTGGCATCCATTCCGGTTTTTAAATCTGTTTGTTGAAAAACTGCACTGCCAGCCCCTTCTGGATTAATTTTTATTTTCGGAGTTACAGGTAAACCAGACTGAATGTACGGATTTGTTGGAGGATCTGTTGTTTCCTATACGCCAACAAGATGACCGCCAGGACTGTTTTCATCGCCTGTAGTATATCCAGTAATTTCCAAATCCCCCCAACCTGAAGGAATTCTAAACCAGAAAAGATTATAGCTCCAAATAGTATACATAAACGTAATATATCCATTTTTTTCGTTGCTCCATATCGTCATATAATTAGGAACTTCTTTTGTATAATCTGTTGGTTCTAAGTGTACAAAAAATGGTTCTCCTACTACAGGATGTTCTGGATATGTAACCAACTTGCACATTTCAAGATCGACGTTGTATTTACTTTCGTCATAATTACACTTTACTAGTGCAGTATGATCTCTAAATTTAATATTAACCGGCTGCGAAGAACTTCTTGTGCTATACAATGAAGCTGTTACAACAGGAGTTGCTTGATTGTTTTCATTTAAACCAACTTCTGAATTGCGCAGTAATGGTTTGTTAATAGGATCGTATACAAAGAATATTTTGTTGTTTTCCAAATAGCATACTGGATTCTTTACCCACGGAAGGTTAGAAGAACTTACTATAAACTTTTCAGCCGCTTTGTGCGTAACAAGCTGCGTTGGCATTGTTCTTAATGCAATTCCGTCATATGGATTATACGATGCACTTGCATCATTAATATCTTTGTTTAGAGTAATACCGTTAGTATAGAGCAATGCTTCAATATAATACAGCATGTTTTTTGGCTGATCAGCATACATTACGTTCAAATCTCTCAGCGTTTTAGCAGTCATCTTCTTTCTACGAATAAGCGGCTCTAAATCAGCAGTAGATTTTATGTCAGATTCGAGAGTAGATCTACGATAATTGTTTCCTGTAATCTTTTGTGCAATTAGTGCATTATACGCTTTATCAAGAACGGTAGCAACCTCATATTCTGTTAACGATGGATATGACGAAGTAAGATTAGCCTTGTCATATTCTATCATGAATTTAGTATATATGTCTTTATGCGTCATATCTCATATGTTTTGTGATTAAATCACTTATTGTTTGTTTCGTTAATTATTGAAAGCTTAAGGTCTTGATTCTTCTTTGAGTCCAAATATGCAATAGCATCTTCTAACGAATCTGCAAACATGTCGCTGCCGTAGAAATAATGAGTCTTATCTTTACGAATAACGCCTTTTGCAATAGCTGCCTCAAGAATATACTCTGTATCTTTGGTCTTATTGTTGACCCACTTAGTAAAGAACTTTTTAGGATTCTTGTCTACGAATCCAAACAAAGTAGACTCTACAAGTTCATTAGACATTGTATCACTCTTAACGCCATAGATTCTAAGACACTTGCGCATCTGATCGATAGACATCTTATCAAACTCTTTAATTGCATCACGACGAAGCTTATTGAGCTTGTTAGCTTCAATAGCCTCTGCTTCACGATTAATCAACAGATAATCCTTGCCTGCATCAAGCTTATCTAAAGATGTTGATACGCGCTTGTGACCGCTAAGGAATTTAATAATCATTGCTTGACGAGGAATAGAATCATCTAAAAGAAGAGTCTTTGCACCAATCTTTACACAGAATGTTGTCCAAAAGTCGCTTGTTTTAGAAAGATGACCTTCCTCATAACCCAAAGCTTTTTCAAAATATTTCTCATCTTCTGGGGTGAGTCCCGTATAAATCGAACCAGAACGAGTAAAATAAGGAGCGATATAATCAAAACAACTCTTATATTTAATCAAACCCGCCCAGGGATTTTTCTTTTTAATTTTTAATTCAACTACCATAATTATTTAATTAGTATGTTGTAATGTCGTACACTGGGGCAAAATGCCCCAGCTCGAACATTATTGTTTATATTGAGATTACGCACCAATCATTGCTGAACCGTCGTTCTTCATCTCGGTATCTTCTGCATCACAATACAGAACACCACAAGACAATGGGTTGCGCAACATAATACCCTCCTCACCGAGGAAGTGTACCTGGTAACCGTCACGGCTGTTAGAACGCATGGTGTTAACGTTGTTTGCATAACCAGTAGGCAAAACAGAACCACCAGTGCACCACTGAACAAACTCACGACCCTTACGACAAACCTTTACAACGTTAGCCTGACCATCACGTGAACCGAGGTCTACGAAGAGGAATGTATAAGACATAAGTGGTTTACCTGTCAGAGGATGAAGCTGACGGAACATTTCCATGTTGTCAAACAGTGCACAGCGCTTAAGTGTAAGCTCAATGCCGTTTGTCATCTTATAGGTTGTGAACTGACCACCAAGTGTAAGGTTCTGACCAGAACCAGTAACAAATGTAGTATCGATAAGGTTGAAGCTAGCAACTTTCTCCTTCAGGATACGGTCAAACTCACGGATACCCATTTCACCAGTCAGTGCCATGAACTTACGCTCGTTTGTACCAAGAATGTTATAACACAGGTCGAAGAGATAATCCTCGAGCAACTCAGCTGTAAGAGTTGTGTAATAACGAACGTTTGCTGGGCTA